TGGCCGGTTCGCGATTCACGACGCCCGGTGCCCCATGTCCCAACCCGATTCCGCTGTCGCCACGAAGGTCCCTGACGCCGTCGCTGCGGTGCCTGCCTCCTGCGGCTCCGCCTGCTGCGGCGGCCATGACCATGCGCCGCCTCCCGCTGCGGCCGCGATCGCCCCGCATCGCCACGGCCCGGGCTGCGGCCATGATCACGACCATGCCCAAGGTCATCCGCATGCGGCGCCAGCGGCCGACGCATTGCCGGAGGATGAGTCAGGCGTGCTGCTCTGGCAGGTGCAGGGCATGGATTGCGGCAACTGCGCCCAGACCCTCCGCGCCGCGCTGGAGCGGCTGCCGGGCGTCTCCGACATCCGCATCTCCGTGACCAAGGAGACGCTGGCGCTGCGCCTCGACGAGGCGCTGACGCAGCCGGAGGCGATCGAGAGCCGCATCGCGACGCTGGGCTACAGGCCGAGCCGGCTCGTGGCGACGCAAGTCCCATCGCTGCGGCGCGAGGCGCCGGCCGCCTGGTGGCGCCAGGCCAAGGGCCGGCTCGCCATCGCCTCGGGCGCGCTGGTCGCGCTGGCCTATCTGGTGAGCGTGTTTGCGCCGGGCTGGCACGACCCGCTCTTCATCACGGCGAGCCTGATCGCGGCGGCCCCGGTCGCACGCCGGGCCATCGTCTCGGCGCGGGCCGGCGCGCCCTTCACCATCGAGATGCTGATGACGATCGCGGTGGCCGGCGCGCTCGTCATCGGCGCGGCGGAGGAGGCGGCGATCGTCGTCTTCCTCTTCTGTGTCGGCGAGGTCCTGGAGGGCGTCGCCGCCGAGAAGGCGCGCTCCGGCATCCGCTCGCTCGCCGCGCTGGTGCCGCAGACCGCCTGGCTTGAGGAGGGAGGCACCGTCCGCGAGGTGGCGGCGGAGACCCTGCGCATCGGCCAGACCGTGCTGGTGCGCCCGGGCGACCGCATCCCGGCCGACGGCACCGTGCTGACGGGCACCTCCAGCGTCGACGAGGCGCCGATCACCGGTGAATCGATGCCGAAGGCCAAGGAGCCCGGTTCGGAGGTCTTCGCCGGCACCGTCAATCACGAGGCCGCGCTGACGGTTCATGTCGGCCGCGCGGCGCAGGACACGATGATCGCGCGCATCGTCGCGCTCGTCGCCGAGGCGCAGGACGCCAAGGCGCCGACCGAACGCTTCATCGACCGCTTCTCGCGGATCTACATGCCCTTCATCGTCGGGCTGTCGCTGCTGGTGGCAATGCTGCCGCCGCTGGTCGCGGGCGGCGCCTGGGGGGAGTGGATCTATCGCGGGCTCGCCTTGCTGCTGATCGGCTGCCCCTGCGCGCTGGTGATCTCGGTTCCCGCCGCGATCGCCTCCAGCCTCGCGACCGCGGCGCGGCGCGGGCTCCTGATCAAGGGCGGGGCGGTGATCGAGGCGCTGGCGGGCGTCGACACCGTCGCCTTCGACAAGACGGGCACGCTGACGATCGGCCGACCCGTCGTCACCGATGTCGTGGCGCTGGAGGGTGGCGCGCCGGATGTTCTGGCGCTGGCGGCGGCGGTCGAGCGGCGCTCGAGCCATCCGCTGGCGGCGGCCATCGTCGCGCGGGCCGAGGCGGAGGCGGTGGCCCTCGTTGCGGCGGAGGATGTCGCGGCGGTGCCGGGCAAGGGCATGGCGGGCACGATCGGGGAGGCGGCCGTCTTCGTCGGTGCGCCGCCCCATGCCGCCGCCTGGGCGCCCCTGCCGGAGGCGGCACTGGCGGCGATCGACCGGCTCGAAGGCGAGGGCAAGACCGTCGTCGTCGTGGTCAGCGCGGCGCGGGCCGTGGGGCTGCTCGCGCTACGCGACGAGCCGCGGCCCGATGCGGCGGCGGCGATCGGCCGGCTCATCGCCATGGGCATCCGCCCGCTGATGCTGACCGGCGACAACCCGCGCGCGGCAGATGCGGTCGGCGAGGCGCTCGGCGTCGCGGTCACCGCCGGGATGCTGCCTGCCGACAAGGCGAAGGCCGTGGCCGAACTCGCCCGCGGCGGGCGCGTCGCGATGGTCGGCGACGGCATCAACGACGCGCCGGCGCTCGCCAGCGCGCAGGTCGGCATCGCCATGGGTTCGGGCACGCGCGTCGCGATCGAGGCGGCCGATGCGGCGCTGCTGCATGACCGCGTCGGCGACGTGCCGGCGCTGATCGGGCTGGCGCGAGCGACGATGGCCAATATCCGCCAGAACATCGCGCTGGCGCTCGGCCTGAAGGCGCTGTTCCTCGTCACCACCATCATCGGCGCGACGGGGCTGTGGGTCGCGATCCTCGCCGACACCGGCGGGACCGTGCTGGTCACGCTCAACGCGCTGCGGCTGCTCGGCTATTTCCGGCGCGAGACAGCAGCGGCACCCGGTGCGACGCCGGAAACGGTGCAGCCCGTGCTCGGAACGGGTTGACTTCCGGCCGCCGCTGGGGAATTTCGAGGGCAGCGCGGGTGTAGCTCAATGGTAGAGCAGCAGCCTTCCAAGCTGAATACCCGGGTTCGATTCCCGGTACCCGCTCCAGCCCCTTTCCCTTGCAACCGCAGTCACTTGCAAGGGAATGCTTCATCCAGCCGGGGCCGGCCAAAATCTCGCGATACCAGTTCGATACCAGATTTCCCGGGTGTGTGCGCGTCCGCCGGCAGCGACTCGGCTGCTGTGGACAAAGCAAAACGGCCCGACCCCGAGGGTCGAGCCGTTGGATGATACGGCGCGAGGATGCTATCTGCCGGCGGCTGCCATGCGCTTGGCAACCAGCCTGTCGAAGGTCCGGTCGAAGGTCGCCCGGGCCGCCGTGTCCGTACCTAGCATCCGCATCGCGTGCGGCCACTCGCTGCGGACCTGCTCCCATAGCGGAGTGGGAAACTCCTCTATGTCCGCCCGCAGACCCGCCGGAGTTACGGGGTTCGCAAGCTCCGGATACTGCGCAAGGTCCCGACGCATATCGGCGATCGTCTCGTCGAGGTCGTCGAAGTTCAAGACCCAGCGCTTTGCGAATGCGCCGGGCCGCATGCCCTTGGACATGAAGATCGTGAGGTCCTTCGGCTTCAGATCCGTCCTGCCCAGCTCTGTCAGTCGTTCGACTGCGGCAGCCTTCACTTTCGCGGGATCTGTCGAGGTGCAAGCGACGTAAACCGTGAATCCCCGGCCGCCGACTTCGAAGAAGCGCTTCATGACTGCGCCTCCTTGGCCATAACTTCGATGACGTGGCGCACGTACTCGTCGTCGTGCTTGAACTGGTGCTGATCGAGAAGCACGTCGGAGAGCGCGCGCGCCTCCACTGCGGCCCTTTCGTACCGCTGCGCGCGCCGCTCCAGCATCATCTCAATGACGACGTCGACCCACGCGGGGATCGGGCGCTCCCCCGATGCCCAGCGGAATGGCAAGCGTGGGTCCATGCTCTCCCTAGCGCCCTGCGGATGATAAGGGCCCAATAGCTTCGCCAGGGGCCGTTTCCATTCCTCGCCAAGCAGCAGGCGCCCGGCGGCTTCAAGCTGTTCCTTGGTCATCGTCAGGCCCCCTCGCGCGAAGCGGCGGCGATCTCGCGGGCCTTGTAGAAACGGTCCATAGCGCCGACGTCGCCGGCCAACTCGGCGACGCCGATGAAACCCTTCTGGAGCCCGGCAGCGCGGTCGTTGGACTGGCTCAGCCCGGCCTCGCGCCGCATGACTGTCGCGAGGTCCTGCAAGGACGTGCCATCTGCGTAGAGCTTAATGCCGAGGCGAAGCGCGTGCGTGTAAACGGGGATCTTATGGCTCATGTGCGGTTTCCCTGCATCGACGCCGGGCAGGATGCCAGCGTCATGTCCATCAATGTATGGACATCGATGAAAACCGCAATGGCTTTTGAGAACTTTCCTCTGGCCGTCGCGCTAGCCTTCGTCTTCCCCACCGATCCGACGGCGACGTTCCTGGCGGCGCGGCTCCGCCGGCAGCATGTCCGCCTTACCCCCTTCGACAACCACAAGGCCGCCCATCGCCGGCGGCATGTCGGGTGGCGTAAACGTCCGCAGGTCCGGACAGTTGGCCCCGCATTTCATGCCGTACTTTTGCGGCTTACGTGCTGGGTTCGAATGATGCCATGGGCACAGGCTTGCCCATTGCCGAACGAGCGCGCCCACGGTTAATGCGTGCCCCTTTTTCGCTGACAGCATTGCCAGGCGCACGTCATCCCACCGCGCGCAGTAGTGACAGCGGAACCGGACCTCGACCCAGGGCCAGCGGCTCAAGGGCGTCTCTTCGTCGGGCGGGATGTCGGACCTCATAGAGAACAGATGTAGAACGAATCGCCTGGTCAGATCGAGACCCGAGGCGATCAAATCTCTCCGCGCTGTCCGCCCGTTGGACCGCTTTGTGTCGGTTCATACGACGCTCGATCGTTGAAGCTGCAAGCGCTGGCGCGCTCCTCCACTCCGTTCCGGCCTGCGGTGCAGCCGCTCCCTTCCGTCTCCCAGGCCGCCACGCGGTCGCAATCGGGCGACCGGAAAGACGGAGAGATTCCATGATCGACATCGGGCTTTTCACCACGACCGGCACCGGCGGCTATATCGGCTCCCTGAACACCCTCACGATCCAGGCCGAGCTCGAACTGGTCCCGTTCGAGAGCACCTCGGAAAAGGCACCCGACTTCCGGGTAATGCACCTCGGGCGCGAAGTTGGCGGCGCCTGGAGGCGGCAGAGCAAGACGGGCAACGCCTTCCTGAGCGTGACGATCTCGGACCCCTCGCTCCCCTGCACCATCCGCGCGGCACTGTTCCAGCCCCGCAAGCCCAAAGCGACCGAATGGCCGCTGGTGTGGGACCGCCAGGCCGAGCGCGGCTGACCCCTTCAATCCAGCCCGCCGGTAACCCCGGCGGGCTTCTCAATTCGAAGGAGAGCGTCATGGACATTCACGAGACCATCACCAACTCGATCATCGCCGCCCTGGAGACCGTGAAGCCAGGCGACTGGCAGTGCCCCTGGAACCGAGCCAGCGGAGGCCTTCCAACCAATGCGGTCAGCCGCAAAGCATATAGAGGCGTCAACATCCTCAGCCTCTGGTGCGCCGCTCAGGCGAACGGCTACGCCGACAGCCGCTGGGCCACATACAAGCAGTGGGCCGAGGCCGGCGCCCAGGTGCGGAAAGGCGAGAGGTCCTCACTGATCGTCTTCTACAAAGACCATCGGGTCGAACCCGAAGGCGAGGGCGACGATGGCCGCCGTTTCATTGCCCGGGCATCATTCGTCTTCAATGCCCACCAGGTCGATGGCGCGGCCGCTATCGATTCGGTTTCGCCAGCAGGTGCCGAGCCACCCCCGGAGTTCGATCGATTCGTCGCTGAGACCGGGGCCATCGTTCACGAGACCGGGTCGACCGCCTGCTACGCGCCGTCCTTGGACGAGATCCGGATGCCCCCCAGGGCCGCGTTCCATTCCACCACCGGGTTCACAAGCACGCTAGCGCACGAACTGGTGCACTGGACCGGCGCCAAGAGCCGCCTCGATCGCGACCTCAGCGGCCGCTTCAAGACGGCAGCCTACGCCGCGGAAGAACTCGTGGCTGAACTGGGAGCCGCCTTCACGCTGGCAACCCTGGGGCTGCCGAGCGAGCCGCACCAGCAGCACGCATCGTACATCGCCAGCTGGCTGACGCTCCTGCGCGGCGACAGCAGGGCAATCTTTACTGCCGCGGCAAAGGCGAGCCAGGCCGTCGATTACCTCACCCGGACCCCCGGGTGAGGAACCTCACTCGTCGAGCGTGTCGACCAGGCCGAGGGGAAACCGGACCATGAGAGCGGCGATAACCGGATCCGTCCAGGTGAAGTAGCGGGGCTCGTCGCCGCCGATCAACAGACAGTATCGCACCTCCCCCTCCACTCGCCATGCGTGGACGGATGCGCGACCGATATCGTCGGGCAGCACCAGCCGTGCTTCGAGCGCGCCGTGCGGATGCGGAACCAGCGACCAGTGCGGTGCCCAGTCGGGAGGACAATGGACGATCAGGCTCGCGAGGGCGATGCAGCACTCCCGGTCCATTGGAAGAGATCCGGGTCCATCCCAACCCGTCCGCAGCTTGGCCCACATCTTCAGTTGCGTGGCGAGGCGGTGTCCGCGTGTGAATTCCAGGAAATGTGCGGCGGCCGCGACCTCCTTATTGAAGGCGCGGGCCTCTGGCGGAGCGGCCGCCGGCTGCGGGTGGGCGTGTAGCACTGTCATGGTGACCTCGGGGTTGCGTCGCGAATTCGAACGCTGCACAGACTGCCCCCGGACCTCGAAAGAGACGATATCGTCTCTTTCGTCCGCCGCGCGGACAATACGGCCTCACCACACATGAGGCCCATCATGCTGCACGCCCTGATCAGTCTTTTCGGTTTCGCCAAGGTCGCGCCGAAGCCGAGGCGGCCGACTGCCCGTGCCAGGATGCCTTCGGCATCGGAACAGGCGGCCGCCCGTCGTCAGCGCGAAGCCGACCGCCAGCGTGCGGTCGACGACGAAGCCATCCGCGCTGCACGCGCTGTCTCGACGATCGGCGGCGCGGCCGACGTCTATGCCCGTCACGTCGGCCAGGTCGGCTCTAAGCCGTCGGCAGCGTACTTTTCGCGCGCAAAGGACGTCTTGGGTCCCCGCCGCCGGGCGTTTTTTGAGGCACTGGTCCTAGCCGGCCGGCCGATCCCAATGATCCCCGTCGACAAGATCGGTGACGAGGGACGCGAGACGGGTTTCGCTGACGGGATCGATCGGGACCTGAATGCTAATCTCGACCTCTGGGCCAGTGTGCGCGGCCTAGAGCGCACCGCGGCCGACCAAGCACGGCGTCTAGGCCGCCCGATCCCCGATCCGATCGTCATTCCCGCCGACATCGAGCAGCGACTGCTGGAGCGCGACCGGCTGCGAGCAGCGCGCGCTGGTGCAGGCGGGCAGGGCAGGCGTGCCCCCGCAGCCCCAGCGGCCGCCGCCGTCGAAGCAGATGTTCCGACAACTGAGCCTGAGCAGGGCGGCGGGCGCGGCCGCGTCGCAAGGGCAGCTAAGGACGACGAGGAAGACTCGGAGATGCCCCGGACGCCCCCGGAGGAGGCAGCTAAGCCCGCTTCAGACGACGACGGTGATCCGTCGGGACCCGGCGGGCCGTGATCGGCAGCAGTTTTCAACGCGAGTTTTCAACGGAGACAGACAGTGCAGAGCAGCACAGAGTTTAAGCCAGGCATGGGCGTTGAAAAGCATTCCGCTTTCCCCCGCCCAACGGACCCTGGGGTGTCCGGCCAGCCAGGGGATGCTCCCCGTGGACCCCGTAGGAAGGCGAAACTCGGCTTCCGACACCTTGGCGTCCAGCTGACCGCTGACCTCTACGCCAAGGTCGTCGCGGCTGCTCGGGCGGAGGGCTCCGGCACCTCGGCATATGTCCGGCGCCTCGTGGCTGATCATTTGGGTGACCCGGCTGTTATCGACCGCCTCGACGGCGCTCGGGTGCCCCCGGCGGAATTGGCGGCCGCCTCGGTCATGCTGGGGCACCTCACTCAGCTCGTCATCGCGTCGCGCGAACTGGGCGACGGCCAGGCCGCGGGCGCCATCGCGGCGCTGGAGACGGCGCACACGCGGCTCGTCCGCATCCTCGAACGCCTGGAGGGCTGATAATGCGCATCACCGAGCAGACGGCAAAGCGGTTCCGGGGCACGCATAAGGGCTGCGACATCGCCATCGATCTGGACGAAGACACCGACGAGGACGAATTCGGGCACGGCCTCTTCTACATCCGCGTCAACGTCCACGAGGGTGGCTATCTATACGACGGCTGGGCGCCCGAGAGCGTGACGACGATCGAGGAAGCGAAGCGCGAGGCACTGGCTGGTGCCTGCCTCGATCGTCCGGGGAGGAAACGTCGATGATCGCCGGCCGCATCCTCGGCACCACCCGCGACCTCGGCAAATCGCAAGGCTACATCGGCCTGCCGGTCCGCGACGTCATCGTGCGCTGCACGGTCAACGGCTTGGTTCCCGCCATGGAGACGGCTTGGCACCCGACGCCGGACGAGATCGCCCGCATCGTCGTCGGCGCGCCGGTGGTGCTGCGCGTGCTGGGCGACGAGCATCCCCCGGTGTCGGTGGACGTCGGGGAGGTGCCTCATGAGTAACGGCGTCTCTTACCAAGACTGGGCTGACCGGTTCCCGTTGTCAAAGGTGCCGCCAACTGGCGACGATCCTGCTGCGCGGAGGAAGGCGGCCGCCGGCGAGCCCGGCAGGCTGTTCGACGGCCTCACACTTGAGGCCGAGGCCCTGATCGTGTCGTGCGTTTGCGATGGCACGGAGTTCATGCACGATGCCACGGTGTCCCCCGGCGTCATCAAGGCGCTCTTCGAGCTCTACCAGGCTGGCTGGGTCGAAAGGGTTGTCGCGCCCTATTGCCTGAGCGGCCCTGGAGTGGCGGCCCGCTATCGAGCCAGCAAAGTCGCCAAGATCAAGGTCATGGCCGCGCTGACGAGGTCCGACCGTGACTGAGGCCGAGATCGCCATCGTCGAGGCCGCGATCCAGTCGGAGCTGGACCGCGACTTTCGGGCATGGGAGCACGCCTACACCGGCACCTGGGGCGTCCGGGAGGACGCTCCGGAGCCACCGAGCAAGGTGTGGCACACCAGCCCGCGGCGGGTTGCCATCGCGGCGGTCAGGGCCCTGGAGGAGTGCCGAGGTCAAGCCGCGGGCGCGGGGCGCATGAAATGATCGGCGTAGTCGCATGTCGCGAGATAGGCCCTGACCAGGTCGTCTAGCGCCGCGTCGTCTCGGAAGAACGCATCCCAGCTTTCGGCCACGCGATCCAGGAGACCTGGCACCAGTTGCCGCGACTGCCTCATCGCGGCGCCGGTCATCCCCATAACCTTGAGGGCGAACGGGTCGTTGTCCAGGTCCGTGTCGTCGAGACCGAACGCCTTGGCCAGGATGAATAGGACGATCCTACTTACTGCCAGTTTGGCTTCTTCGCCGCGAGCCCTTTCCTGGAAGTAGCGGTCTGCCAGCGTGTGCGCTCCCTGCGTCAACAGGATGTTCATCGCGATCGCCTCGTTGAGGGTAGTTGCCCGCGACAGCTCGGCCATGCCGTTCCGCTCTCGGACGCATCCGGCGGCGAAGATCAGGAAGAGGGACAACCGGAGCTCGAACGGCTGTTCCCTGCCGCCCCCGAGACGATCTGCATGATGGTTCAGGCGGGCAAGGAAGCCGCCGTAATCGAGCATGCGCTCCGCTTGCTCCGCCTTGGACGGCCCGCGGCGAAAGATGAAATCCAGCAAGCCCATGGCCGCCCCCGCGAGCAGGAGCGCCCGTAACCCTGGTTAGCACGGCCCCCGCCAGCAGGGAAAAAACGAATCGCTATCATGAGGAGTGGGCCGGCGACACCCACGCTGCCCCACCCACCTCGCTGGAGGCAGCTCTATGATGATGCACTGTACGGCCGTGATCAAAGACGTCCACCCGCCGACGGCGGATAACGACACTGAGGAGTGGGGTGGCGTGATTTTCCGCTATGCCAGCTGCCGCGCCGAGCATGTCCTAGTTTCGGCGATCGACGCCGGCAGCGACTTCGTCGACGACGGCACGCTGGACGAACACCTGATCACGCCGATCGTTGAGCTCTTCTCGGTCGGACTGCTCACCAGGCACGTCATGGGCACCCAGGCATCGGTGTACCGGGTCACCGACACAGCGAGAGCCCGCGTCCGGGCGTGGAGGGCGTCATGAACAGCGATGACTGGCTCAACCCGTTCTCTGACGCCGACGCCCCGCAACTCAAAATCGGACCGGCCCCGGCGCCGATTCCGCCAGCCTCGGCTCGGTCCCCCGTTCAGATTGCCGAATGCCGCGCGCGCATCGAGGCCAAGATCGCCCAGGCGCTGGCGCCTATGCGTCGGCATCAAGCAACCGTGGCGGCCGCACCCGACCCCGAGGCGCCATTGATGGCGTTGCTCGCCGCCCACGAGGTCGCCGTCGTTGGGGCGGCCGCAGCTGCCCAGCAGAGCCTGGCGTATCGGCAGACCGCGTGGCGCCAGGGCAAGGCCCTGGACGGCCATCCGGTCGGCTAGGCATCGTCTCTTTCGGCGGCGGTCGGACAATCTCTTGGGCGACCTCACGCCCAGGAGATTTTCATGTTCGATATCGTCAACGCCGACCTGCCGCTCCCGATCGCGATCGTCACGCTGATCGAGCACTGGCGCGGCCCCGTCCAGCGGGCCGACTTCGTCACGGATTACGGCGAGACCGGCCAGCTCGCGATGAAGGCCGGCCTGATCGGCCACCCAAGCGTCGGCTATGCGGATCTGACGCCGACGGGCCGGCTCGTTCGGCAGCAGACGCTGCGCCTGAAGCATGTCCAGATCGACGGGGACTACAGCGCCGCCCCGATCCCCGAGGGCGTGCTGCGCCTGATCTCGCGCTTTACCGACGACGGCTACCTCCATGCGCGCAACGCGGACAGCAAGCAGTACATCGACGTCGCCACTGAGCTGGGCGTCGTCGCGCCGACTTGGCCGCCCCGGCGGCTGGCGCTGACGGCGAAAGGGCAGGCGCTGCGCCAGGCCGCGCTGTGGACCGCACCGGCGGAGGGCGACGTCTACGACGACGAGGACGATGCCGTCGTCGAGGAAGCGGAGGAGCCTGTGACCGTGGTCGGCCGGCCGCTGTCCATCTTCGGTGGCGCCCCGACGGCGAAGCTCGCTGCCGACGTCGCGGAGAGGCCCGAGAGGCCGCGTCGGGGCCGCAAGCCCGGTTCGAAGAACAAGCCGAAGCCGCCGCCCGCGGCGCCGGTGTCCGTGCGCGGTCCCGATGCGGTCGAGGCTAACGTGATGAATACGGCCCGCGCGATGGCGGCCCGTGCCGAGCCGCGCCCGGTCGTTGACGGCGCTGAAGCTGCCGCCGCCCGAAAGCGCGAGCTCGACGCGAAGATCCGCCGTTGGACCACGACGACGCGTCGCTGACCGACGGCCCGGCCGCCGGCATCGTCTCTTTCGGCGGCGGTCGGACAATCGATTTGGTCACCCCACACCATGCCGAGGAGGCACCCCATGTCCGCGAAACACCGCACCGAGACCGCCGGCAGCATCCGCCTGGATTTCGTCGAGCCGATCATCCGCGACGACCGCTTCGAGATACGCGTCCTCGTCCACGGCGAGTACGGTGACGCCACGAAGCTCGCTGTCCGTCACTGCGAGCACGGAGACTGGTTCAACTGGCGGGAGGACGAGACGTCGGCGGCTTACAATCGCGCCTATGAGTTCGAGGATGAGATCGTCTTCACCACTACGTGCAAGGGCATCGCCGCGGCGAGGACCTACCTGCGCCGCTTCGGCGCCGGGAACGTCCAGGTGCTGAAGCAGGACATGATCACCGGCAACTGGTTCATCGTCAGCGACGTCCGGCGATCCGAGTTGGAATGGAAAGATGGCCAGCCCGACCCGGTCCAGGCCCGCGAGCCCGAACCGGCCTGAGCCGCTCCGCCACCGTCAAGCAAGCCGCCTCGGATCGTCTCCGGGGCGGCTTTTTAACTGCGGGCATCGTCTCTTTCGGTGGCGGCCGGACAATGGGTTTCGTCACTCACGCAAGCCCAGGAGGGCACCCCATGTCGAAGCGTACCAACAAGCAGGCCACGGATCATCACAATGCGGTCGCCGGGCCGATCGTCGCCAGCATCGTCAAGCCGATCCTGGAGGCCGAGGGCAACACGGGCGAGGTCGCTACGCTGCTGGAGAGCGTCGTTGTCGGGACCATCCGGGCCCTCGCCGAGATCAATGGCTTTAGGGAAGGACCCGTCCGGCAGAACTTCGCTAGCTTCATGCTGGCCACCCTTCAGGAGCGCGTGTTGGAGCGCCTGGAGCCGGGCCCCTTCGCCGGACGCTGATCATCAAAGCCAGGCTGCCATTCAGCCTGGCACCTGCCATTCCTTCATGCCCAGGAGGGCAACCACATGACTTCCACAACCACCTATCCTTCCGTTGAGGCGGCCGAGACCAAGATAGAGGCGCTTCGCGTCGACCTGCTGTTGCTGCGGATCGTTGCGTCGGGTGGCCAGGTTTGGCTTCAGGGCAATGTCGGTAATGCGCTGACGTCTGCGCACGACGGTGGCTTCATCTCGATCGTTCCCTATTCGAAGGCTTTCCCCGCCCCGCACGTCGTGCTGACCGAGCGGGGGCAGAGCCGCGTCGTCAACTTGACCTCCGTTGAGGATGCGCCGGCCGAAACGGCGGTTGTGCCGCCAGGCAGCGAGATCCAGTTTCCCGATCTAAGCTCGATTCTGTCTCGCCACGGGGAGAAGCTCGACCAGGCGATCGGCATGCTCAAGGCCATGATGCCCCGCTCGACGTCCTGGAACGAAACCAGCGGCTAAGTGATTCGGTCTCCTTGAGTGCGGAAGCCGGCCCTTCAGGCCGGCTTTCTCCGTTTCGAGCACCGAAAATGCCGCTCCTATCCTTGGGACCCTGTGGATTGCCTGCAAAGACGAAGAAGGCCTTTGAACAGAACAGGAACATCATGTTGTTGATGGCGCACCGGTGGTAGTTTGAGCCATCGCATGGGGACCAACGCATGGACATCGACGACCTGCCGGACAGCATCATCGAGCGAGTGACGATGATGGAAGGCATTCTCACGGCGGCCGCTACAGGCGGATCGCCTGACAACCATGTCTACGATTATCTGCGCCGCGAGTTCATGTCGGATGAGACCTTGAAGCCCTTGCTTCCCGCGTTCGTCCGCACCTACCGCAACCTCGGCGCGTTCTGGCCGTACATCAAGAACGAGGCCGGCTCCTATGCCGAGCGTCGCCAGATCATCAGCGAGGCCTTCACGCCGATCGTGGAGCACCTGGAGGGCGCGAACCGCGCGCCGATCGACCTCGTCGCCGGCGACACGCTGGCGTCGTTCGACGCCGATGGGGTGCATGCCGTGTGGGCTAAGGCCTTGTCCCGGCGCGCCAGCGATCCGGAAGGGGCGATCACGGTCGCGCGCACGCTGCTGGAAACCGTCTGCAAGCGGGTGCTTGACGAGCGTGGGGTTGCCTATGGCTATAAGGACGACCTGCCGAAGCTCTACGGCCTGGCGGCACGCGAGCTCAACATGGCACCGGACCAGCATGTCGAGGAGCCGATCAAGATGATCCTCGGCGGCGCAATGAACCTGGTCAACGGCATCGGCACGCTGCGCAACCGGTTCTCCGACGCCCACGCCCCCGGCGGCAAAATCCCGGTAAAGCCCTCGGCCAGGCACGCCGCGCTCGCGGTGAACATGGCCGGCGCCATGGCGACCTTCATGATCGAGACATTCGTGCAGCAAGACGCGAAGGCGGCAGCCTAGCTTCAGGCTGCGTCGCGCATACCGGCTATTATAGCTTGCCCCTTACCGGCAGCCTTCGCCGCATACAGGGCGCGATCTGCCGAGGCCTTGATCGCCGTTGCGTCGGCGCCGTCACTAGCGATCTCGATACCGACCGAGGTCCCAACGACGGCCGGCGATCCGAGGACGATGTAGGGCATCGCGACACCATGAAAGCGGCGCCGGCAACAAGCCCGGTAGTGACGCAGAGCACCTGCGGCAACGCGTTAAAAAGCCGAGTGATGATCTCGATCTCGATCTCGGCGGGCAGGTCTCTTAGCTTGGTAGACTGTCGCATGGTCATCTCCCCACCGGCAGATGACATACGTGCGTTACGATGCGGTTCCGATTTGGCTCAAATGCAAACGAACCACTGAGGCGGCCGCCTGAGGCTATCGTCTCTTTCCGTGCAGCCCGGACAATAGGCCTTCAGGATCAACCTGGAGGCCTTTTTCGTGACCTTGCTCAAGAACCGCCCCGTCGCCGGCGACGCTGGCACAGATGAGCGCATCGACTGCCCGGACGGATATTATTGGTGCCGCCCGACTACGCGGGAGGCCTTGGTCCGCGAAGGCCTCGCGATGAAAAATTGCCTTGCGACGCGGCCTTATCCGGACTTCGTCGGGCATGAGAAATTGAACGCTCCTAGCATCTGGTCGCTCCGTCGCGTGTCGGACGGACGGTCGATCCTCGACCTTGAGCTCTATTACCTGGAAGTGCTCCAGGTGCGCGGTCCGGGCAACAACAGGCCCGGACCGTCGGCCGCGCGTCAGATTGAGCACCTGCTCGCCCGGTACGCCCGTTGCGGCCTGAAGATGTACTTCCATCACGCATGCAAAATCGTCGTGGCCCCCGACGGGAGGACCTGGCGGCGCGACCTGGCGCCCAGAGATCTCGTCGCCACACTGATCGCCGAGGCCCAAGGCCGACTCATGGCCGCCCGCCAGCAGCGCCGCCTCATGTTGCAGGCGGCCGACGCAATCATGGCGTTGGAGGACGAGCCCAACGACCAGGGCCGCGTCATCGCCTCGGCGCAGGTCTGCGTCCGCGAAGCCGGCACCAAAGAATGGACCGAGGTGCCCGACGTCTCCGGCGTCAGCATGCGGGCCTTCGCTTATGGCGACTGGCCCCACGTTACCGTCGGCGCTGATGTTCAGATCAGCCGAAGGGCAGGCCAGTGATTTCCGGCGCCACGCCAGGGAAAGGCGGCCGCGCCTTGAGCGCGCATCTGCTCAAATCGGAAAAGGGTCAGATCACCGAGGTGATCCAGCCCCGGGGCGTGGCCACTCGCGAGGACCTGCACGCCCAGCTGCGCGAGATCGTCGCCGGCAGCCGACATGGTCGGGCAGGGCGTCCGATCTATCACGTTCACGCGGACCCTCCGCCGGACGCTCCCGATTGCCAGGCCGTCCTGACCGCCTGGTGGCGCGCCTTCGAAGTTGAGTTCGGCCTGCAGCATCAGCCGTACTGCGGCGCCCAGCACGTCAAGCACGATCGCAGACACGAGCACAGGGCGTATGGCCTGATCCGTCCGGATGGCAGGGCGGTGGACATCTCTCAAGATTTCGCCCGGCGGACCTACGTGAACATCGTGGTCGGCTTTGGGCTCAGCTTGACGCCAGCGCCGACGCCTCACGCCAGGTCGGTCGCCTATCGCCTGGCGCAGGAAGGCCGAGACGACATCGTCCAGTGGATGGCCTCGCACGGCCTGATCGACGCCGAAAAGCCGGTGGCACCTGTGACGCCGGGCGAAAGGCTGATCGAGGCCAGGACTGGCATCGAGCTCGCTGACATCCGAGCGGCGTGCCTGGCGGCATGGGACGCGTCGATCGACGGCCCGGGGTTCGTCAACGAACTTGCCAAGCGCGGCCTCGACCTCAGGCAGGGCACGGCCGGGCCCGTCGTCGTCGACGCCACCGGGACCGCTCACAGCCTGACAAGAGCGATCGGGCGGGCAAGCCGCGAGCGAGGACACCGTATCAGCGCCGGCGAGGTCAAGGCACGGCTGGGTGGAATGGTTTTAAAGGGAGCTATCGATGGACGAAATCTTGATGGAAGTGCGGGGCCTGCGGTCGATCATGACGGCGCTGCTGGAGGCGCTGACGCCCGAGGAGGGCGAGGAGGACAGCGTTCAATCGCTGGCCGAGACGCTGAAGCTGGTCGGGGAGGCGGTCGATCGGCAGGCCGACGCAGTGGAGGCATTGCAGCACGAGGTGCGGCAGCTGAAGGCCGCGGCCGCCGGGCGTACGCGCGAGCTCGCCTAAAGAGCGCTTTGCGCAACGTCGATTGGAGAGCCGTCCGCGAGGCCGAGAGGCTGTCCGACAAGCTTGAGACCATTAGCGCCGGCACTAGCCGCCCGGCTTGGGTGCCAGGTCAAACCGACATCTGGGGAGTGCCACTATGAGGAGCGCGATCTTGAACGAACTATCGAAGCGGCCGCTCAAGCGGCATGCGCTCCGGAAGGCTCTGGGCCTCACGCCAGGGAAAGAGGCGGCCGTGCTGTCGAAAGAGCTCAGGGCGCTCCAGGCGGCCAGGCGCATCTACTATTCGATCAACGAGGACCGATGGCATCTCGACGAGGGATACGTCGGCCCGCCCGACACATATCTCGGCTGATAGAGGCTACGGTCGCAACGCTCCCTCCCGTGCCGCCCCTAACCGGGTGGCACATTGCTTTCCGAGAGCGAGATTCGTTTGGTTAACGTTCCGTTGTGGGATGGAATCCATTGCCGCGATCGCTTCCACTGGATGGTAATGCGGCCCTGATAGTCTCTTTCGGGTCGGCGTAGTTGCGTCGATATATTTGAAAGAGAGACGAGTATCATGGATTTCGCGGCGATCGGGGAAGCCCTGGCGATGGGGCAGGCCATCAAGAATGCGAACCGAAACGCGCAGGCATGGATCGACTGGTCCAGTCGCCAGGTCGCGATCGCGAAGGCCCAGCGGGACGCCCAGGACGCCGGCCGCATGGCCCAGCTGCGGGTGCTGATCGCGGCGCTAGAGCGGATCGCCCCCGGCCACGAGGTCCTCCAGGAGACCGGGCTTTGCCATCGTGACGGCTCGCCCGAGATCAGGTGGCACAGGGCATACGACGCCGCATATGACAGCGTCGCGATCCGCAACTCGATCCCGACCTGCGGCAAGGCGGTCAGCCCGGCGGAGGCGCGGCGGCTGGCGGTGCTGCGCGAGCCGGTCACCTGCCGGCGTGTCTTCTTCTGCAAGACATGGTGGTGGCGTGGCGATCAATACCGGTCCCAGGTCGGTGCGGAGCGGGCGAGGGCGGCCGCGGCGGACTGGGCGGCGCGGGCTTGATGGCATCAGACGCGCACCGATTCGGTCTTGCCGGCTGATCGAGGGACCGGTGGCGGCATCGGCGCCGCCCAGCCCTCGATCGGTCGATTTCCCCATGAAAACCCCATGGACGCCATGAAATCAAAAATCGCCCCCATGGGCGATTTCATGGGGATCATGGGAGAAACCTGGGCCGTCCATGGCGAAACATGGGCCGATCATGGGTATTTATCGCCATTGGTGTTTTACACCGATGACGGCACGAAGCGGCCCCACAGGCCCAGCTGGACCTGCGGGGCCAATAGACCTCTCTGAGGCGAAGGCCATTACAAATTGCGATCTTTGTAATGGCCTTGGAATGCACCAGAACGGGCTTTTTAAGGCTGCTGACGTTCGGAGGCTTTGACCTGGCAGGTCTTTCGTTTGCATGGCTGGTTTAGGCTGAAAGCGGGAATTCATGGAGCCTCGACCCCTAGGGGTACCCCCTGGTCGATAAGCCAATATCGTCAATGACTTAGACGTCAATTGTCCCTTTGCGCTGGCGGGGGGCGGGGGTAACTTCCGTGGAATGGAATTCACCGCCAGCGTCATTGCAGACATCGAGCAGGCCTTGGACGCCGCCGACGACATCGTCGTCGCGGGCCGCGACCGCCCGCTGGATTTCCATTGGCGCGTGCCGGCATCAGCCGCGTCCCGAACAGGCTGGCTGGCGACCGGCGATCGCCAGGCCGATCAGGCCGTCCTCAGCATCATGGCGGCCGCCGTTCTTGCAGGCCGCGCCGGCGAGTGGGTGTCCTATTCCCGCCGGCGGGAATGGTACCGTGGCGCCGGCCGGTACGAAGGCCTGGCGTATACATATGACCGCATCGTCGCCGCCGTAGACGAGTTGCTGGCCTTGGGTCTGATTGAAGAAGAACGCGCACGCCCTGGCGACCACCGCAGGACGCAGCGTCAGTCACGCATCAGGGCGACCGACAATCTGATCGAGGCCTTCGCCGGCATCGGCTTCGAGCACCGTATTCACGAGACGATCCGGCTCCGCGACGAGCGAGGCGACCTGATCGATTACAAGGACACCGCTCAGACCGTCGCGATGCGGCGCGATCTGGAAAGCCTGAACCGGGCGATGGCGCAGGTCCGCCTAGATCTGCCGGGCGAAGGCGTCGTCATCGAGGGAAACCTGATCCGCGTCGATGGCGCCGTGATCAGGATGACCGACACCCCGGTGCTCTACCGTGTATTCAGCCGAGGCAAGTGGACCTGTGGCGGCCGGATCTATTGTTGGGTCCAGAACCTCCCCTCAAACAGGCGCGCTGACCTCCGGATCAACGGCGAGCCGGTGGTGGAGCTCGACTATCAGTCGCTGCACCCCCGCATGCTCTACGCGAAGCGTGGCCAGTCCCTGGACTTCGACCCGTACGACGTCGCCGAGTTCGACCGCTCGCTTTCGAAGCGGGCCCTGCTTGTCGCGTTCAACGCGCGGCACCTCGGCCAGGCCGTGGCCGCGCTGCTGGCGAGCACGTCGAGAGACGGCACCGCCTGGCCGCTCGACTGGCCGACGACCCGCCGCCTTGTCGACGCCGTGATCGCGAGGAACCCCGTGATCGCGGCCGACATCGGCGCGGACGTCGGGATAACGCTGATGCGGGAGGATTCCGAGATTGCGCTGAGGGTGGTGAAGGCCTGCGCCAAGATCGATGTCGTTTGCCTGCCGGTGCACGACAGCTTCATCGTTCAGGCTCGCCATGAGGCGGTGCTGCGCGAGATCATGGACGAGGAGATGGAACGGTACGAAACCCGTGCCCGGACCGCGTTCGAGGCCTCGAAAAGGGCTGCCGAGAAGGTCATCGAAAATTCGGTTCCAAGCTATTGCGAACAAAAGCTTATTCGTCCTGAGATTCCACATAATGGGGTGTGGGGGTCGGGGGGGGCGGAAGAGCCCTACGTCGAGGTCGTCGACTGCCGCACCCGTCCCAGTTACGATCAGGCGGAGAGCGAGCGGCGCCAGGCGGCCTTTGAGCGCGGCGAGACGAAAACCTTGATCCGCGTCCCAGGCGAGATGGAGCACCTGCTCTGGCCCCTTTACGGTCGAAACGTCGGGAAAGTGCTGTTCGAGATGTACCGCGACGAGCGGACTTCGTTCGAGGCTTACAACGATCGCTGGAGAGGATTTGCGATCGTTCCCGAGGATCCGTGGTACGCGACCGAACGTAAGAAGCGCCTTGCTGGACAGCGCCGCTTTCAGGTCGCTCAGGACGGGCATCCCAACCCATCTGCGATGCAGTGACCTCTCCCTGGCAGGGGTAGGTCCAAACCCGCCAGATCAAGGCTGTGCCGTGCCCACGATCCGGAAATGCAGGTCGGGTCCTACGCGGACGATCGGGTAGAAGGCGTGTAAGAAATTCCCCTCGCAGCGCCAGGTGGTAATCGTCCTCAGGCGTCCTGCGCCTGGCGCTGCGCCAAGGGGCAAGGTCCAGCCCTTCACGAAGACATCGTCGCCCACGCGGCCAACGGCCTCGGCTACGACCGGGCCGAAACGCCGATACTCCGAGATACCGTCGAGGATCACCCACGAGGTCTCCGTCCGACAGACCCTATGCCGAACCAGGTGGTATCTGACGCGGATCGCTTCCCCGGGTCGAACCGCTTCGGTCAGGACCTCGGTGGACAGGATGTCGACAGGCGGCTCGCGGTCGAAGGCTTGGCTCATCAGCCAGCCCACAGCGCCGATTATCACGATCCAGTACGCCAGGCTCACCAGGCGCATGACCATGGCCATGGCGCGGCCGGGCCCGACGAGGGCGGCCAGCGCCTTCCCGTAGAACCGATCCGTCTCCGATAGGCGCCGCAGGTCGTCAGGCCTCATCTTGGCGTTCCGCCCTTCACGATGACGAGGCCGATGACCGCCGCGACGATGAGGCCGATGACGAGCCGCAGCAGCCAGGTGATGTTGCCCTTGATGCCGTGCACGTCGTCGCGGAGCTCCGCGACCTCGGTCTTGCTCGCGTACGTCGTCTTGATCTCGTCGCTGAACTTGTCGAACTTCCGCGTCAGCTCGTCGACCTTGTAGGTCAGCAGCTTCATGTCGCCCCGGAAGTCGTCGCCTCCACCTCCGGCTCCGGCGGAGGAAGCGGGCGTGCGGGTCTGTTGAGGGCTCATCGATTCGGTCTCCATCCGCACTCGCGTTCGCCGTGCTCGTTGTGCGCGACGATTCGGTTTTGCTCGCTGCGCGGCATCGCCAGCAGTTCCGCCAGCGGCCGGCGGATCGGCTCCTCGACGTCGCAGAAAGCACCCCCGCGGCCACCCGTGACCGGCGGCTTGTTGGCGCAGGCGCCGAGCGTCACCGCCAGGATCATCAGGAACGCCGCGGCCATGCCGAGGTGGGAGAGGGTGCGGTTCATGACGCGCTCCACCAGACCAGCATCAGGGCCCAGGCGACCTTGCAGCCGACATGCAGCGCCTGGTCCGCGTTGTAGCCGATCACGCTTCGGCACTTCGCGTCGTCGATCGCCGCGTGGGCTGCGAACTCCCCGACGGCGAGAACCCAGGACCCCGTCGCCAGGAAGACGCCGAAGGCATGGATGCCGGCATGGCAGGTCATAGCGCCGGGCCAGACGACCGAACCCGGCACCGGCGCCAGCGTCCGGTTCTTGGCCTTCGCTAACCAGTCGCCCTGGAGGGGATAGTCGGCCAGGGCGTGCGCCACCAGCATCAGCGCCAAGGAGGTGAGGAAGAGCTGGATCACAAGGACCACCTCTCCAGCCGCTTGCGCATCTCGGCATCGGTGTCGTCGGCGACGTCGCGCTCGATCGCCCGGCGCCGGCGCAGCGCCTCCGCATTCGCCTCGTCGACCATGCGCTTCGCCGCAGCCTGGCCTTCGTCATAGGCCTGCCGGCGCATCGTCAGGATCATGAGAATGACGCCGCCCGCGGCCACCAGGGCCCGGGCGAGCGGGGAGTTCAGGATGGCGGCGACGAGGGCTGCGCCGCCAGGGAGAAGGCAGATGCCGGCGATGGCGGCCGCCAAGGCTCCGAGGGTGGCGATGATGGTCCAGACCCAATCCATCACGCGGCCTCGCTGGCGACGTCGGCGCTCGCGTTGTCGTTGACCGGCACCGAGGGCGCGATCAGCAGCGCGGCGTCTATCTCCGCTTGCCGGCGGGTCGCGTACCAGCGGTACAGGAGACCGGCGGCCGCAGCGGCCGCGCCGATGGCGGTGAGCACGGTCACGACCTGGCCGATGGCCGGGATGGCGGACGCCGCCGGCGACAGCGTCTCGGTGAGCTGGGACAGGATGCCCGTCGCGCCACCGGCGCCCGCGGTGGCATCCGCGAGGGCCTTGCCCGGCACCCGCCTAGCGTCCTCGATGCGGCCCTTGGCCTCCCCGCCGGCGAAATACAGCGGCACGGGACCGACCGATCCGGAAGCTAAGGCCTGTCCGGTATCCTTTACATGTGCCACCCGTGCGGCCCATCCGCGACCGAACGTCGACCACGTCTTCAAGGCTTTGAGGAAGCGCAGCCGGATGGCGCAGATGGCGGCAACCAGGGCATCGTGATCGGGATGCGCCTTCACTGCCGCCAGGGACGCCTCGCCCAGGACGCCGTCGATCCGGACATTGCCGCCCAGGGCAGCCTGCAACCACTTGACCGACTGTAGCGGTCCGCTGTTCACGGCGCCGTCGAAGACGACCAGGTCCACGCCCGCCGGCAGATCGTCGCCCCGCACCTTGTCCCAGTACTGCAGCCTGTAGATGGCCTCCACCTCGTGGCGCTCGATGTCGTACACGGTCCGGAGCGGCAGGCCCCGGTTCCGGCGGAACCCGTCATAGACCCGCTGCGTCACGCCCATGTTCGTGCGGCCGCCGGGATCTTTCGGATGGTTGACCTTGCCGCCTTCGAGCTTGAGCACGTTCGGCAGGGCGATGGCGTACGACGTCCTCATGACGGCTTCCTCTCACGATAGCGGGGAGTGGCCCTGGGATCGCCGGCAGCGCGCGCCCTGGCGATGACGCCGAAGACGGCGACGTGGGACATCGAGACGGCGCGGGCGATGTCCTTCGCGCCGGAACCTTCCGCCCAGCAGTCCAGGATCACGTGGCGACGCAGCGCGTGCTCTCGGGTCTCCAGGAGCGTCGGGCCACGCCTCAGCCGGTTCGCGATGCTGTTGGGGAGCCAGCCGTGCCGCTCCGCCATCTGCGCCACCGTCATCCGGCTGCGCATCTCGGCGAGCACCGCGTACGGCGGCAGGTGCTTGCGCTTGCGTCTCTGGGGCATCTGTCGACCTCGGGGTTGCGAGGTCGAAGGGTGCGGGGCGCCCAGGCACCCGACACTGCTGAAATCGACGGACCGTGTCCCTATTCGACGACGATCTCGATCTTGAGCCCGAGGCGCGCGGCGATCTGATAGGCGCGGGGCAGGCTGAAGGTGTCGAACTCCCGGCGCTTCAAACGCTGAAACATGGGCTCGGACATGGGTATCAAGGCGTCGCCGGCGGGCTCGCGCTTCGCCGCCTCGCAGCGCTTGGTCGGGGTCTGGCTCACCGGGCGTCATCCTTCATGCGGACGTTCAGTCCCAGCGCCTCCGCCAGCTGCATGGCGCGCGGCAGGCTGAAGCCGGCATAGTCGCCCTCGCGGAGCCGATCGAGCATGCCGACGCGGATCGAGCGCAGCCGCGTCGTGTTGCGGATGTACGCGTTGGACCAGCCGCCGGCGACGATGTGCGTGCGCACCTTGTCGAGGATGGCGTGGCAGGCCGCCACCGCGTCCGGCGTCTCTAGCTTCTCCATCCGGCGCTCCGGCACCAGGATGTCCTCCGGCCCTAGCCCGCGGCGATGGATCTCCCGAACCGCCGCTTCAAGCACGGCGGTCCGGACGGTCGGGTAGTCCTTGGCCAACGGTCGGCTGGCAACTCGCAGGCGCATGGGCGGCGTCTCCGTAGCGAACGATTCGCAACGGATTCAAGCGGCTACCGAAGAAAGTGACGATATCGATTCAACTACCGATTCGCGGGCGGCTACGCCTCCTGTGGCTTCAAGTGTCGTTCAACCGCTTGCGGCGAAGGTGCGGACGGCTGATCCTGCACCAAGCTGTCACCGGCTCTTTGATCGCCTCGCCGTCCAACCAGAACCACTTGCCCTTGGCGACGTCTCGGTAGCCAGCCTCGCCGTGGGGTCGCCCGTTGGGGCCGCGGGCGATGATCACGAGCCAGCTGCGATCGGGCGCCGCGTCCGGATCGGTGCACCAGTTGAGGCCGTCCCCATAGACCAGATCGATGTCGACGATGTCCGCGGCGGTCATCTCACGGTACATGCGATCCCCTCCCGAACCGGTGATCCCTCATCCATAGGAGGGAGCCGTGAACGGTTCATGCCCGGGGGCGTGGCTCCATGGCCCAATGGTGAAGGCTTCGTAGCCTTCCTGTTCCACAAGCCTCGAAACCCCAGGCCTGCAAGGGTTTCACGGTGGACCAATCCTGTTCGAACAGGCCGCCTCCTGTGCCGCCTCATTTCAGCACTGTCGGATGCCGAACCCGATGGCAGGGTGCATGCGTGGGTGTTGCTCGACGGGCGACCGGGACCAGGCGGGGCGGCAAGCCAGCGCGGGCCCGGTCGCCTCCGAGAGCGAGGGGCATCACGGGTCCTTCCCGGGGCGAAACGCCAAGCAGGCTTCCCATGGTCCGGCCCTGATCGTGGGCCAGCCCGAAAACGGGGTCCGCACCCGTCGTGAACGGGCACCACGGCGGCGCTGATCGCCAACGGCGCGTCCGTCGCCATCGGGATCGAAAGACCGCCGAGAGACGCCGAGGACGCATCATGAGTTGGGCCGCAGCCACCACGATCATGTTCTCCGTCTTCGTCTCCGGCGTCGTCGCTATCACCTACATCGTCCACCTCGCGGACCAGCGTCGCTGACCATGGCGAAGGGGCTGTCGCGTCGGGAATACGCCACGCGCCGCGGCGTTTCCGAGAAGGCCGTTCGCAAGGCGCTCAAGGACCGGATCGCGGCCGCGCTGCTTCCCGACGACACCATCGACGCGGACCTGGCAGACCGTCTGTGGGAGGAGAATACCCGCGTCTCGCAGCGTCGCGGCGTCGAAGCGCTGCGCGCGAAAGCCAGCATCGCGGCGGCGATCGAGGAGAGGTCCGCACCCGGTGCGGACCCTGCGGACCGGGAACCTGGGATTGGGTCCGCACCCGCCGAGACGGGGTCCGCACCTGAGCCGATCGCGCCTGCTGCCGCGCCCGTGGCGGACAACGTGGTTCCCCTGCGCGGCCGCCTTGAGGAACATCGGCAGGCCAACCTTGCCAAGCGGCAACCGGCCTCGCGGCCCGAGGGTCCGCAGCCCGGGACGCTGGTGGGGATCGCGGTCGAGATCGAGGAGGAGCGCCTGCGCCGCCTGCGCCGCGAGAACGACATCGCGGAAGGCAAGCTGGTCGACCAGGCCAAGACGACCGCCCATTTCTTCACGGTCCTGCGCGCCTCGACGTCGTCGTGGCAGGTCTTCCCGACCAAGGCTGGACCCAAGATCGCCGCGAGGTTCGACCTGCCGAATGCGCACGAGGTCAGCCAGTTCGTGGCCGAGCTGGTCCGGCAGGAACTGATGAACCAGTCGAAGAGCCAGGAGGACATCGATGCTGCAAATCGATCCTGAGCTGCTTTCCTACCGTGGAGCCGCGGAGGTCCACGCGATGCTGCTCAAGGCCTTACGGCCCGCGCCCGACCTCACCGTGAGCGAATGGGCCGACAAGAACCGCAAGCTGTCTTCTCGGCATGCTCACGAGCACGGCCAGTGGTCGACGGACCGCGTCCCCTTCATGAGGGAACCCATGGACAATATGTCGGCGCGATCCCCGTGCCGATCGTCCGCATTGATCAAAGGCGGACAGATCGGCGGTCCCCTATCGCTCGATACCAAGGTGCCGACCGAGGCCGGTTGGACCACCATGGGCGAAATTCGCGTCGGCGACGTGGTGTTCGATGAGAAGGGCAATCGTACGAGGGTTGATGCCCTATCGCCGATATTCGAAGGTCGCCCGTGTTTCGAGGTCGAGTTCTCGGACGGCTCGACCGTCGTCTGCGACGATGGTCACCTCTGGACGGTGTGGGACGAGAAGGATGCGCGCCGGCCAAAGGTCCGCACCCTGCGCATGCAGGAGATAGCGTCCACCTTCAGTCGGGGCATGGGCAATCGATACGCCGTCGACGTGGCGCGGCCGCTCGACCTGCCGGAGACGCCGCTCCCCATTCCGCCCTACACGCTGGGCGCATGGTTGGGGGATGGAAACCAGAGCTCGAACCAGATCACGACCCATGACGACGACGTAGAGGAGATGGCGGCCGCGATTCGGGCTGAGGGCATCACCACGCTCGTTCGGCGCCTGCCCGGCTCCAAGGGCAAGGTGATGAACATCCTCATCGGTGGCGTCGATGGCAGCATTTGCAAGCGCGGCCATGACATGACGTTGCCTGACGCGCGATCAAAGCATCGCGTATGTCGCCGCTGCCACGTGGAGAACGTTCTCTTCCACCGCTTCGGCACGCCGAGATCGCCCACCGTCCGTCCACTAAGTCTATGGTCGGGCCTGGTGGCGCTTGGCCTGACAGAACGCAAGCACATCCCCGAGGTGTATCTCCGGTCCTCGCCGCAGCAGCGGCTCGCTTTGCTCCGGGGACTGATGGACACGGACGGAACGATTACCAAGAAAGGTTGGTGCTCCTTCGTCGCGTCAAATATGGACCTGGCTAGGGATGTCCACGAGCTGATCGCCTCGCTTGGCCTCAAGCCCACCATGTCCGCCCGCTTGACCGAACGTGGTTTTCGCGGGGGGCCACGCCAAACCGATCCCGCCATCCTCTTCCAGGTCGGCTTCATGGCCTACTCCGACAGCCCCGTGTTCGGGCTTGCGAGGAAGCGCGACCGGCTGGTCCCGGTGGACAGGCCCGGTCTCCGGCTCACCGAGACCAGGCGGAGGAGGATCGTGGATGTCCGTTCCGTTCCATCCGTGCCGGTTCGCTGCATCTCCGTCGACGCGCCTTCGAGGCTCTTCCTCGTCGGGGAGACGTTTATCCCGACGCACAACACGGAGGGTGCCAATAATGTCGTCGGCTACAACATCGCATCCGCTCCCGGACCCTTCCTCTATGTCTGCCCGACGCTGACTGTCATGAAGCGCACGTCCGCGCGCGTGCAGCAGATGATCGACGACGACCCGAAGGGACTCGGGAAGCTGGTCCTGCCGGCGAGGAAGCGGGACAGCAAGAACAGCGAGCGCGAAAAGCATTTTCCCGGCGGCGCGCTCTACTTTGCGACCGCGCAGAGCGCCGCGAACCTGAAGTCCACAATGGTCCGTGGGATGATCCTCGACGAGCTGGAGGAGTATCCGGCCGACCTGGAGGGGCAGGGCGACACCGTAGGCGTGGCGAAGGTCCGCGGCACCACCGCCGGCGACGACTTCAAGATGATGCTGATCAGCACGCCGGGCATGAAGGCGGTCAGCCAGATCGAGCCCGCGTTCCTAAAGAGGGATCAGCGCCGGTTCTTCATGCCGTGCCCGCACTGCTCGACCCCCATCACGTTCGAGTGGGAGAACTTCGTCTGGACCGAGGGCAAGCCCAATACGGTCCGCTACCTCTGCCAGACGTGCAAGGAAGTCCCCCCGAACTTCGGCCGCATCCACGAAGGCAGGCACAAGGAGGCGATGCTGGCCAAGGGCGTGTGGGTCCCGAAGGTCCTATCGGATGACACGGACTTCATGCAGCGGCTCAAGGACGGCGACCGGTCCGCGCTCGATGAGTTCAACAAGACCGCCTACCACCGCTCTTATTACCTGCCGAGCTTCTACGCGACCATCGGCCTGACCTGGGCCAAGATCGTCGAGGAATGGGAACAGGCAGACGGCTCGCAGTCCGCGATCAAGGTCATCTGGAACACCATGTTCGCCCGGACCTACAGCCCGCCGGGCGAGGCCCCCTCGTGGGAGCGGGTCCGCGACCGCAAGATCGAACTGCGGTCCCGCGAGATCCCGGCCTGGGCCACGTTCCTCTCTGCCGGCGCGGACATAGGCCAGGACCACATCGAGATCGACGTGTGGGCGTACGGCCGTCGCAGGCGGCGTCACCTGGTCGAGCACCTGCGCATCGACGGCGACCCGAGCGACCCCGACATCCAGGCGCAGCTGCTGGCCGTGTCCAAGCGGCTCTACCTGCATCCGTGCGGCGCGGTGATGAACATCCGCCGGCTGGTCATCGACCGGAACCACCGGCCGGACCTGGTCGATCGCATGCTTATGACGATGGACCGCTCCAAGATCATCGGCGTCGTCGGCGCCAAGTCCTTCGACGCGCCGATCATGGTGATGGCGAAGCGCAAGGAACGGCCCGAAGACGCGTCCTGGGGCATCGATCCCACCTACACCTTCGTCCGCGCGGGCGTGTCGAGCCTCAAGCTGGAGCTTTTCGGCGACCTGAACCTCCGCCAGGTCGACGGGCACGACGTTCCGCCGGGATGGATCACCATCAATGGCGATGCCAGCGACGACTGGTGCAAGCAGCTGGTGTCGGAGCGGCTCGAATACGTCGGCGCGAAGGGCAGGCGGCCCACGCCCCGGTTCGTCGGGCACGGCATCACGCGCCACGAGGCCCTCGACTGTTCGAACTATTCCCGCATCGGCGCCGAGCTTCTCGGCTGGAGCCGCTGGGGACCGCACGACTTCGACCGCGAGGAGAAAGCGATGCAGACGCTGGCCGAGCAGATCGCGGTCAAAATCAAGGAAATGGAGCTGGAGCGTCAGAGGAACGGCGACACCCGACCCGTGACCGTCCGCGACCTGTACGCGTCGCTTGTCCTGCCGGGGGAGGAGCCCGTCTCGCCGCACCGGCCGCCGCCGGTTCCGGGGGCGGCCGCGCCCGCGGCGGAGACGACGCCGGTGGCCGATCCGGTCGATCCCGCCGAGGTGGCCGCGCCCGAGCCCGTTGCGGAACCGGCGGCCGCGCCGCGCACCTTCGAGGAGCTTGAGGCCGCTCGGGAGGCGGAGCTGTACGCTGGCGTCTCCAACGACACCGAGGGGTGGGGCAGCGGCGACGGCTGGGGCGCGGCGGACGACCTGGCGCCAGACCGGAACAGCATTGTCGGATGCCGGCCCGAACTCTCTGATCTGCTGTCACACAGCATCAGGTCCGCGGGCGACGATGACAGATGAACTTCCCACGCTGCGGCTTCGTCTCGCGGAAGCGGAGCTGGCCAGGCACAAGCTGCTGACCGGCAACAAGCGCATCCGCCTAATGCATTCCGGCGCGGGCGTCAGCACCAGCGCCGACTTCTCCCAGGCCGACGTCGGCAAGCTGGCCGAGTACATCGACGAGCTGAAGTCCCGCATCGCCACGCTGACCGGCGAGGATGCCGGCGGCCGCCGCGCCTTCAGCTTCTACTGAGGTGGACATGGCCGAGCGCTCCCTGATCCTCGACGCCACCGGTACGCCGATCGATCGTCTCGCCATGTTCGGCGACACGTCGTGGAATGGCGCGTCGGGCGGGCGCGAGATGGAGGATTGGGAGGCGTCCCGCGGCTCCGCCGACGCGGACCTCCAGGGCGAGCACGAGGAGATCGCGTACCGCTCCCGCGACGCAGACCGCAACTCGCCCGTCGCGCACTCCGCGATCCAGGCCACCGTCAGCAACGTCGTCGGGCCCGGTTTCCTCTTCGTCCCGAACGTCGACTACCTGTTCCTCGGCAAGTCGCGGGAGTGGGCGATCGAGGTCAACCGGCTGATCAAGACCCGCTTTCGGGCGTGGTACAATAGCACCGACATCGACGCGACGGGCATCGACAACGGCCATGGTCTGACCGCCCTGGCACTGCGCTCCGTGCTGACGTCCGGCGGCATGATCGCCCTGCCGATCTACCAGCCCGGCGGTCTGTCGGGTTACGGGCTGAAGCTGCACTTCGTCGAGATCGACCGTGTGTCGACGCCCTATGGCGAGCAGGACGGCGAGGACTACCGCAACGGCATCGGCTTCGACGAGTACGGCAAGCCCCTGTTCTACGACATCCGGAATTCTCATCCAGGCGACGTCGCCATCGGGCTGACCGCCGACGTGAACACTTGGACCCGCATCCCCGCCGAGACCTCGTGGGGCCGTCAGCGTGTGCTGCACGTGTTCGACAAGGAGAGGATCGACGTCTCCCGCGGCGTCTCCGGCCTGGCGCGGGTACTGCCTCGGCTGCACACCTTCGACAAGCTGACGCAGAACACCTTGCAGAAGGAGTTCGCCAACAGCCTGGTCGGCCTGATCCTCAAGACGAACATGTCGTGGGACCAGGTCAAGACGCTGTTCAAGTCCAGCGAGGCATACCTCAAGTTTAGGAAGTCCAACCAGCCGAAGCTGGGGCCGGCCAGCGTGCTGACCGTGGCGCCGGGCGAGGACGTGGTGCCCTTCAGCCCCGGCCGCCCGGGCAGCGACTACGACGCCTTCAGCGTCAACATCATGCGCGAGATCGCGGCGGGCATGAACATCCCGTATGAACTCGCCATGCGCGCGTTCAGCGGCATGAACTATTCGAACGCGCGCGTGATGCTGGCCGAGGCCTGGCGTGGTTTCTCGACCTCCAGGCAGTGGCTGATCAACCGCCTGAACAAGCCGATCCTCCGCCTGTGGATCGAGGAGGAGGCCGAGCGCGGCGAGATCCCGGACCTCGATCCCGACGACCTGTTCGACCGGCCCGGCTACATGGAGGCCTGGACGCGGTCGAACTGGATCGGCACCGGTCGCGGCTACATCGACCCGAAGAAGGAAGGCGACGCTCAGACGACGCGCCTGAAGAACTTCACGTCGAACCTCCAGATCGAGTGCGCGGAGCAGGGCCTCGACTGGGAGGAGGTCCTGGAGCAGGCGGCGTACGAGCGCCAGGTGTTCGAGGCCGCCAAGCTGATCCACCCGAACTCGATCCCGACGCCAGCGCACGCGCCGATCGGCCACAACCAACCGCCAGACGACGAGGACCCCGACGCGGCGGACAGGGAGATGATGCGATGACCAATAAGGGACCCCTGATCCACGTCGCGGCCGCGCTGCGCGGCCAGCCATGGGCCATCACCGAGACCGCTCTGGGCGAAATGCTCAGGATCGCTGACCGCGCGCCGGTCAACATCCAGTCGCTGGCGCCCAAGATGGACCGCATGCAGCGTCAGTCCCGGAAGGGCTCGGCGTCGCTGCCGGGCAAGGCCAAGAGGACCATCGGCGCCCTGTCCCGCGAGATGACCAGGGACGCCTGGGACGTCGATAGGCCCTACGTCCGCGACGGCGTCTGCGTCATCCCCATCATCGGCCCGCTGTTCGCGTATTCGTCGTGGCTGACCGACATCTGCGGGGCGATGTCCTACGACGTCATTGCCGATTCGTTTTCGCGCGCGCTCGACAACGACAAGGTGAAGGCGATCCTTTTCATGATCGATTCGCCCGGTGGCCAGGTCACCGACTGCGCGGAACTGGCGGCCATGATCGCCGGCGGGCGCGGACGCAAGCCGATCGTGGCCTATGTCGGCGGCGCGTGCTGCTCCGCCGCCTACTGGCTCGCATCCGCCACCGATGGGATCGTGGCGTCGTCGACGGCGATGGTTGGCTGCCTGGGCGTGGTCGGCACAATGCGCGATATGCGCGGCGCAGAGGAGAAGCTGGGCATCAAGACGTACGAGATCGTCTCCAGCCAGACGCCGAACAAGCGCCCGGACCCCGCGACCGACGCGGGCTACGAGCAGATCTTGACGGAGATCACTGACCTGGCAGCCGTGTTCCTGGCCGACGTCGCCATGTACCGCGACGTGGACCTGAAGGTGGTCAACGACAACTACGGCCAGGGCGCCGTCTTCATCGGTCAGAAGGCCGTGGCGGCTGGAATGGTCGAGGAGATCGGCACGTTCGAGGCCGTCCTGGAGCAGCTGGCGGCCGCCTGAGGCGGCCCCATTTCAGCATTGTCGGATGCCGGCCCCGGCGGCTTTCTCGATCCTACAGCGAACCTAACCGCTTCAAGGACCGAGGGCCCATGCTCAAGATCTTCCGCTCGCAGCGCTCCGCGCCGACCGCCCCCCTGAATGCGGGCCCGTCCGCCGCCCAGTCCGCCGACGCCCCGATGGACGACGAGGACCTGGATGAGGACGAGGACCTGGATGAGGACGAGGACCTGGAAGGGTCCGAGGAGGAAGACGAGGACGCCGCCGAGGCTGAGGACGAGGGCGAAGAGGAGGAGGAGGCCCCGGCCGCTCCGCCCGCCGCCGCCGATGCCAGCGCCGCCCGCATCCAGGCGATCCTGACGTCGGATGCAGGCCGCGCCAACCGCGGCCTGGCCGAGGCCCTGGCCTTCGGCACGAAGCTGTCTGCGGCCAAGGCCGAGGAACTTCTCAAGGCCTCCAATCCGACCGCCGCCCCGACCGGCAAGCGTCAGGGCCTGGCTGATCGGCTTCGCGCCGAGGGCGCCGACCGCCCCCGCGTGAACGTGGGTGGACGCGGTGGAGAGCCCCGCAGCGCCGACGACGAGGAGATCGCCGCGATCGTCGGAGCCGCCGGCCGCATCGGCATCGCCAAGAAGTCCGCCTGACCGCGGACGCGGCCATTCCCTGAACCAGGAGCGACACAGACATGACCAGCGCAGGCAAGGCCGGAATGGCCAGCTACCGGATCGAGAGCTTCGACGAAGTCGAGCTCCTCGATCCCACCGTCCAGATGGTCGACCAGTCGGTCACCATCGCCAATGGCCAGAACCTGGTCCGCGGCTCGGTGCTCGGTCGCATCACCGCCAGTGGCAAGTACGTGCTGTCGGTTGCGGCCGCCAATGACGGCTCGCAGGTCCCGCGCGCTGTCATGCTGCACGACCTGGTCACGACTGCCGACACCGTTACCGGCGTCGCGGTCGGCGGCGCCTTCATCGCGCCGGCGCTGGTCCTCGGAGCGGGCCACACCATCGCAACGGTCCGGGCCGCCTTCGAGGACACCGGCCGCTACGTCTCCGACGCCTCCTAAGGCGCCGGCGACCGCCACCCTTTCCGACCATTCCTCATTCTGGGAGCCTGCCAGTGTCCACTTACTCCACGCGCGTTCTGGCGGGTGTCCGCAGAAGCCTGAAGCTCGATTCCACCTTCCTCCTGGGCCGCTACTTCAACAACGTCGTCCTGTCGGACGCGGAGGAGGTGACCTTCGACCAGGAGCTGCACGACGAGAAGCTCGCGCCGTTCGTCGCCCCGCAGGAAACCGGCGAGATCATGCTGGAGCAGGGCTTCCAGAGCGAGACGATTTCCCCGGCGTACATCAAGATCAAGACGCCTCTCGCGCCGTTCAAGTCGATCAAGCGCGCCATGGGCGAGGACTTCAACGGGAAGCTCTCCCGCAAGGCCCGCATGGACATGCGCCTGGCCGAGACGATGCGCCGCCACGAGAAGCGCATCAACCGTCGCCTGGAGGCGATGGCCGCGCAGATCTTGGTGACCGGCCAGCTGGTGCTGGAAGGCCTCAAGTACCCCAGGCGCATCGTCAATTTCGGCCGTAACGCCGCCCTGAACGTCCCGCTCGTCGGAGCCGACCGCTGGAACCAGGCCGGATCCAACCCGATCCGGGACATGGAGCGCTGGTCGCACTTGGTGCTGCAGGCCAGCGGCGGAGCCGTGGTCACCGAATGGGTCATGGACCCGGACGCCTGGGCCGCCTGCCGCGAGAACGAGCGCGTCCTGAAGCTTCTCGACCAGCGCCGCGCCGGTCCCGAGATCGGCGCCGACAGGCTGGACCTCGGTCCGCGTCGCCCGGTCGCGCAGGGCGCCTCCTACGTCGGTTCGCTGGGGCAGTTCGACATCTACGTCTACGCCGCGTTCTACCGCGACGCGAACAACAACGTCGTGCCGTACCTGCCTTCGGGCACGGTCATCGGCATGGGCGCCGACTTCGAGGGCGTGCAGTACTTCGGCGCCATCGAGGACGTCGACGTCCTCGTGCCGATGAAGATCCACCAGAAGACGGACACCGTGTTCGATCCGTCCCAGCTGGTTCTGATGTCGCAGACGGCCCCGTTGCTGGCCCCCGGCCGCAAGGACGCGCAGGTCACCGCCACCGTCCTTTGAGGACGCATCGCCGCCCGGTCACCCGGGCGGCGCACCCACGTCGAGCCACGCCTGTCCCTTCCATTCCGACACCCAACCACGAGGTCCCGCCATGGGCACGAAAGTCATCGTCGAGAACACCTTCCAGTACGCCGGCAAGATCCTGCTCAAGGGCATGACCGTCGAGATCGAGAAGGACGCCGACTTGGTCGAGGTGACCAAGCGCGGCCTGGCGAAGCGCATTGGCGCGGAGAAGGCCGACGACAAGAAGGACGCCGGCCAGGGTTCCGGCGCCACCAAGTAATCCAGCCGGAAGGCGTGTGACATGAGCAAAGGCGTAAGGGCGGCGATTGCCGACGTGTTCGGTGAGGCCGAGGTCCTTCCCGCGCTATCCGCGCGGGATGGCGAGGTCGCGCTGCCCTTCCGCCAGGCGCTCGCCGCCAACGAGGTTGTAGCTGCCTCGATCGAGACTGGCGAGGTCGTCGAGGTATCGATCGAGAACGATGCCGAGGACCAGACTGCCAAGGTCAGCTTCCTCGCTGTCGGCAGCGTCCCCGAGACCGACGCCGCGCGCGTCGCGTTGCTGGCCGCCAAGGGCTTCCGCCGCTCTATCCCCGCAGGTTCGCAGCTGGTCGAGACGCGTGCCGCCTCCCAGGGCGATACCTTGCTGATCCATTCCGACGCCGCCGTCTTCGTCAGCGTCCACGTCTATTCCAAGGCCGTCTGAGATGATGGGCCCGATCATCATCGGAGGAGGGGGAGGAGGGCCGGGAACGCCTGGTGCCTCGCCAGAATTTCAGAAGACCGCCACCCACATCCAGTGGCGCCTGGCCGGCGCAAACGAGTGGTTCGACCTGGTCTCTATCGCGGACTTGATCGGTCCCGCCGGCGAGGATGGCACCGATGGCGTATCGCCCGAGCTCCAGAAAACCGCCACCTATGTGCAGTGGCGTCTCCCCGGCGGCTCCTGGGCTAACCTGGTCTCACTCGCGGAACTGACGGGGCCGGCCGGCGCCAGCGGGCAGCTGGTCCTTAAGGGCAGTGTGCAGCTGACGGCGAACAATGCGGCTTACAACATCGCCGGGGCTGCCCCGGCTGGTGCGACGCATGTCGTCGTCGAGGCAATTGGCGGTGGCGCGTCGGGGATGGCGCTCGGAAGCACCCCGAATTCCGCCGCGGGTGGAATGCCCGGTGCCGCCGAACGCACCGACATGCTGCCGCTGTCCTCCATCCCTGCGACCGTCGCGGTGACGATCGGCGCCGGTGGCGTGGGCTACACGTCAACCGGCACCCTTGCCGCCCAGTCCGCGAACAACGCCGGCGGCGAAACCCGGGTCGGAGACTTGGTACGCGCGGTCGGCGGCGCTTCCAACGGCGGCTTCGCGACGGCCGTGTCGGCGCTGCTGTTCTTCGCGTCCAGCAAGATGCCCTCGATGCCGGGTTGGCACGAGGTGGCGAATATCTTGAACGGTCGCCATGCGTTCGGCGGGGCCGATGGCCCGGGTGGCGGCGGCGCCTCCGGCCCCGGTCACAACGGCACCGGTTACGGGAATGGCATCGGCGGCAACGGTGGCGAAGGCGGTCGTCGCGTTCCCGGCTTCACGACCGCGGGGGGCATCGGTGTGAGCGCCGCAGCCGGCCCTGCCGGATCGAACGCCGCGACGCTGTTCAGCTACGGCGGCGGTGGCGCCGGAGGTGGTTCCTCCGCCGCGTCCGGGTTCAACGGCGGTGCAGGTGGATTTCCTGGAGGCGGCGGCGGTGGCGCAGGCCGCGGCGCCACGTCAGGCGCCGGCGCCGCCGGGGCCGTCCGCCTATTCTTCTACGGGGCACCGTGATGGCCACATGGCTTGAAATCCGCGATTCGGACGGACTCGTCGTCGGGGCATCCATCGGGGATGTCCCTCCCCTAAGCGTTGGCCACACCGCGATCGAACGCGAGGGCGACGAATGGATCGGCTGGACGCGCCAGCCGGACGGATCCTTCACGCCATCCAACGGCCCGGTCGACCTCTACAGCTACGCCGCCGGCAAGCGCTGGGAGCTGATCGAGGGCCATCGCCTCCAGCTCGGCCCGTTCAGCGTCCCGACCGACAAGGTCACCCGCGACACGCTGACGGCCGCGTACGTGAAGGCGGCCGCGAACCCCGCGTACCAGATCACCGATTGGAAGGTTTCCAGCGGCGTCTACGTCACGCTCGACGCCGCCACGATCGTCATGATCGCGGACGCGGTGGAGGCGTACGTCCAGGCCATGTTCACCGCGAACCGGGCGGCCGACGAGGCGATCGAGGCGGGCACCGCCACCACCACCGCCCAGGTCGACGCGATCCTGGGGGCCTGATCGTGGGCATGTTCGACGAGCTGGCGGAGCTGCACCTGGACCCCGAGGATGGCCTCGACGCCGTCCTGGCCCGGTTCGTCCCCGAGGTCGGCATTCCGGTCGACCTGACGGTGCGCTTCGTCAACCCGGGCAGCATCGTGAACGCGCTGGGCGAGGAGATATCCGACACGGAGCCGCACGCCTTCGCGGCCCTTTCAGCATTGTCGGATGCCAGCCCCGGCAGTGTCTTGGAGTGCAGAGGCGAGCGATGGGCGGTGGTCAAGGCCATTCCCGATGGCGGCGTCTTCCTGAAGCTCAAGCTGCACGGACCCCTCGAAGGTGGCGCACCCCCGGAGTGACCTCGCGAAGAACGCCGTTACCCTGCTGACCGGCATTCCCGGTCAGAAGTCGGTGAAGCGCGGCCGCATCTGGTCGTCCGAGCGCAAGGCCCTTCCGGCATCCATCGTCTACCTGCCCACCGAGACCATCCGCCAGGAGGGCGGCCTACGTCCCGGCATCCGGCGCTCCGAGCGCAGGAGCACGCTTCGCGTCGTCGGCGCCTTCGCCGCGCCGGTGATCGACGGCACGGACTTCGAGGACGAGGTCGATGCCTACGTCGAGCAGGTCGAGGCCCGGTTCGCCGGCGATCCGACCCTCGGCGGCATCGCCCGTTCGGTGAGCCTCCGCGCCGTGACGACCGGCTTCGACGGCTCCGGCTCCGGCGACGTGATCGTCGTCGCCATCGATTTCGAGGTGATCGTGGATCACCGCGAGGGCGTCCCCGGCGCCAGCTTCACCCGTTCCCGTTCCTAGGAGGTCCAGTCATGGCCGATATCGCACTCCCCGATTATGCCGTTCTCGGCCAGGAGACCGCTCCGTACGAGCTCCAGCTGTGCGAGATCCTCGGGCGCTATCCCGGGTCGAAGCGCTGGTTCCAGGTCGGTGATTGCGACAGCTTCAAGGTCGACATCGTCGTCACGAAGAAGAGCCGCGAGGCCAAGCGTGGTCGCGTCCGCGAGACCGCCATCGAGGTGGTCGAGAGCATTAAGACCAGCGTCTCGCTGAAGGCCATGCAGTTCCGCGACGAAATCCGCGGCGCGGCCTTCCTGGGCGAGCTCGCCTACTTCGAGCAGATCGCCGTCGTGGCGGGCACCTACAACATCGTCGCGGACGACGCGCAGCCCGGCATCTTCTACGTCGAGACCGACGCGGGTGAGCCCGTCTACGACCTGCTTTCGCTGACGATCGCGGGCATGACGGCGGGCGAGGACTACAAGTTGGTCGACGCGGCCGCCGGCGGCTTCGAGATCTACGCGGGCGCACCTGGCCTGGGAGCCGCGCTGGTCGCGACCTATTCAGCCCAGGCGATCTCCGTGGCCGACAAGCGGACCCGCGTTCGCATCGGTACCAAGCCCGAGTTCGAGCTTGCGCTCAAGGCTCGCGGCACCTCCGCGAACGGCACCCCGGCCGAGATCATGCTGGAGAGCGCCAAGCTGGCGCCGACCGGCGGCGTCGAGATGCTCGCGGACGACTGGGCCTCGCTCGACCTGTCGGGCGCCTGCACGAACACGAACCGCGGCGTCGGCTACTGGCAGCGCCTGGCGGCCTGAGCAGCCGCCTTCGCTTTCTGACCTACCCGCAATCGTTGGAGTGACACATGGCACGTGATTGGGACGCCCTGATCGAGACCGGCACGGTCGAGGTCAACGGGCAGTCGCTGACCTTCCTGAAGCGCGGCGTCGGCCGCATCGCGGAGGAGGGCGCCAGCAACCCGGTGTTGCTCGACGCGATCGAGGCGCTGGCCGATGCGCAGAAGGCGAACGCCGGCAAGAAGGTCAGCACCACCGACGTCGCCAAGCAGGCGCTGGCGAAGCTGGCCGGGTCCAAGCAGACGACGGAGGGCAAGATGGTCCGCCAGGTCGTGCAGGCCGCCCCTTCCTTCATCATCAACATCATCGTGGCGGACACGGTGCTGGAGGACCGGGAGGAGGAGGAGGCCGGCTACCGGCGCTGGCTGAATTCGCTAGGCCCGACCCAGCTGTTCGACGTCCTGTCGGGATGGATGCAAGTCAATCTGCCCGAGTTCCACGAGCCTTTCGTGAAGGGAGCGACAAAGGCCCTGACGCTCCTGGACCAGGGGTGGGCCGGTTTAACGGCGAAGCTCGCGAGCGACGCCTCCCCGGCAAGGCCGGCAAAGCGGTGACCGCCACGCCGGCCGCCAGGTCGTTCTGGTGGCTGGTCGACGACGCGATCTATCGCCTGGCCCGGGCGACCCACGACCGGAACTGGGTCCGCAGCCTCTGCCTGAAGGACCTGTTCCACTACGCCGCCAAAGAGAACGAGATCCGGGTCCAGGAGCTGCGCGAGCTGCTCCACCTCCAGGTCTCCGCGGCGGCCGTCGTCGTCGACGGCGGGGAGAGGGCTCAGAACACCGACAAGCGCCTGGCCGGGACGGCGGGCAAGTCCGCTCCGGTGGAACCGCCCGCGCCGGGCAAGACGCTGTCGCCGGCGGAGAAGGCGGCGATAGACCGCGCCCGCGCCGAGACCGAGGACCTGTGGAGTAAGTAGCCGTGGCAGAGCCGCAGATCGGAGCCCGCGTCGTCGTAAGGGGGTCGGACCAGGTCCGGGCCTCCTTCGATCGCATGCGCGCCGACGCGGACAGCACGCTCGGCCGTATCGGCCGCACCGTCGCCGCGACCGGCGGCGCCGCCGTCAAGACGGTTGAGGCGGCCTCGTCGGTCACCCGCGCCGCGGTGTCGGTCACGACCGGCGCCCTCAGCGTCATCGGCAGCGTGGTCAACGGCATCAGCGGCGCGATCGGGTTCGCGGTGTCCACCGCCAGCGACCTGGCCGGCGCGATCGGCAAGGCCTCCGCCGTCGCCGGCGTCGGCGTGACTGGCTTAGTGTACGCCGCGCGGACCTATGCCCAGTCGGTCGCCGAAGGCATCTCCGGTACCGACGACCTGGCCACCAGCGTCGGTATGACCGTCGAGGAGTTCTCCCGACTACAAGGGGCCGTCCGCCTATTGGGTGGCGACGGCGATAAGTTTGGCGAGGCTCTGAAGTCGATGCAGCGGAAGGTCATCGACCTGGCCGCCGGCAACGAACAGGCGGAGGCGTCGTTCAACACGCTCGGCCTATCGATCGCCAATTTCCGGGACAAGAAAGGCAACCTGGTCTCGACGCGCCAGCAGCTCGACACGCTGATCGACCGGATCGGGAAGGTCCGGAACCCCACGCTTCAGGCGAAGGCCGCCCTCGACATCTTCGGAAAGAGCGGAAAGGAGATCGGCTCGATCTTCTCCGAGGGGTCGAAGGGTCTCAAGGAGAGCGAGGAGGAGGTCGAGAAGTACGGCACGGTCATCAAGCAATCGTCCGTCGATACGATCAACGAAGCGCTCGGCGCCCAGGCCAAACTCACCGAGAGCCTGCGCGGGCTCGGCTACACCTTCGCCAAGATTTTCTTCCCGTTCTTCGCGGACGGCGCCGAAGAGCTGTCGGATTGGCTGAACGAGAGCCAAGAGAAGATCGAGAAGTTCCTCACCAACGTGAAGGACTTCGTTTCGGACGTGAAGGACGACCTTAAGACGCTGTTCGAGGACGTGTTCTTTCCGGACGAGGAAGCGGCCGCGCCTGCCAAGAGCGCGCCCGGGCAGGTCGCCAGCCAGGCGGCCGCCGACGACGAGGAAGAGGAGGAGGACGGAGCCGATGCCGCGGAGGAGGCTGCGGACCGCAAGGTCGCGGCCACCGAGAAGTGGATCGATGCGGAGCAGAAGGCCACGGGCAACTACGCCATCATCAATGGCAAGCGCGTCGAGCTGGCGCGCAGCGGCATTCGCCGCGCCGGGGAGGGCGGCTACAAGTTCCCAATTTTCGACAGCATCTCCGGGCCTCTGAAGAAGCTCAAGGACGGCGTGCTCGATATCTTCGAGGGCCTGTCCGGCAACGGCTTCGGCAGCCGCGTTCCCGAGATCAAGGCCTTCGTGAGCGTGCTGGAGGCCGCCGGTAACGCCGCGCTGGTGTTGGGCAAGCTGCTGCTTGAGAGCAGCGGCGTCGCGCTCGATCGCCTGCCGACCGTGAAGGAGACGTTCGACGGCATCAAGATGGCCATCGACAGTTTCACGCTCGGCTTGGCCGGGCTGGGCACCGAGGCGACCATGCCATGGGCGGCCGCGCTCGGCGTCGCCGCGGCGGCCGCGGCCGGCGGCATCGGCACGCTCGCTCAGATCATCGTCGAGAACCGCGAGGCGATCTCGTTCTTCATCGCGAACACGATGATCAACCTTGAGCAGGCGCTCCTCGCCATCAAGGACTTGATCGACGGCACGCCGATCAAGGGGGAGAACAAGTTCGCCTTCATGAACGAGTGGATCGCCACGGCGGAGAATGCCTGGCAGCGGATCAAGTCGGTCTTCAATCAGCTGGCCAGCGACGTCACCGCCGCCGGCGGCAAGTTCGTCTCCGCCGGCAAGTCGATCTACGGCTTCCTCGACAAGCTCGGCAAGTTCCTCGGCTTGGGCGACGGATCGGGCGGGTCGGCGGCGAACCATTTGATCGTGATCACCGCGATCCTTCAGCTGACCGGGGCGCTCCAGCTGCTCGGCACGCTGACCGGTATCGTCGCCGCGATGACCTTCGCGCTGGCCAACCTGCTCAAGATCGGCGGCACGGTCATCGGCTGGGTCGTCGCGCTGGGCGTCGAGAGCGCCGCGATCTTCGGCGGCATGGCGATCGCGTGGGCCGCGTTCTGGGCGACCTTCGGCGCCATCGCCGCGGCCTCGATCTACCAGCTGTACCTGTGGTGGGACGACATGGTCGCGGGGCTCAAGGCCTTGTGGGACCTGCTGCTGGCGTACCTCCAGTTCGACGACATGGTCGAGGGCGCGAAAGCGGTCTGGGGCCTTCTCGTGGCGCTAGTCAACGCCGGCGTCGACGACATCAAGGCAGCATGGAACGCGATCACCGGGTTCTTTGCCGACCTGTGGGCCGGCATCTCCTCCGGTGCGAGCCGTGCCTGGGACGGGATGAAGGCCGTCTGGGGCGGCCTGGTCGACTTCTTCATGAACCCCGTCGCGAAGGTGAAGCAGTTCTTCGTCGACCTGTGGGCATCGATCAAGGGCGGCGCGGCGGACGCCTGGGGCTACGTCAAGAGCGCCTTCGGATTCGGTGCCAAGGCGCCCGCCGGCGGGCAGGGCGGCGGGGTCGAGAACTTGGAGAGCTTCGACGTCGGCGGCATTATCCCAGGCAACCTGGGCGCGCCCCGGAAGATCCTAGCGCACGGCGGCGAGCGCGTGCTCACGACCCAGGAGACGCCGATCCTGGACCGCCTCCTGGGCGGCCTGGCGGCCCTGTCCAGCATGGACTTCTCGACACCCTACAGCGCCGCGCCGGTGGCCGTGCCCGCCGGCGGCCGCGGCATGTCGGGATTGTCCGCCTACGGGCTGGACGTCATGCCGGGTGACCGCGCCGTGCTCGCGACCCAGGCCGGGATCGCGAACGTCCGCCGGGCGCTGGAGGCCGCGGGCATGCGCGTCCGCACCCCGAAGGCGAGGAGGAGCTGATGGCCACCGACACCATTTTCGAGTTCGTCGGCATCGGCCTGCCCGCGGCGGCCGCGCGCGGCATCAACCAGCAGATCAAGCTGCGGAAGAACGGCAAGATCGTCGAGTACCTGTCCGGCGCAGATCGCGACATGACGCGTCCCTCTGCCCGGGGCTTCGAGTTCTCGATCAGCGGGTCCGACATCTGGGCACCGCCGTTCGCCGGCATGTGGATCGGCGAGGTAGTGACGGTCCATTACCCGGGGCAATTCGTCGAGCCGATCGCGCGGCCGCAGACGCGGCCCGAGGTGCCAGGCACCTTGTTCTATATCGATGCCGAGAGCCGCGTCGTGGAGCCCGGCGATCCCGCGGCAGCTTGGCGCGTCTATAACCCCCTCATCATCGCCCGCATCCTCGATTGGGAGCTGGACGAGGACGATTGGGGCGCGCTGGTGACCTGGTCCTCCAGCTATCGGGAGGCCCTCGGCTATGTCGCTCCTTGAGCGCGACTGGGCCTTCGCCTGGCTCGCCGCGGAGGACGAGCCGTTCGACGCCGTCGCCCACCGTCGGGATGACCTGGGCATCGCGTCCGTTCAGTTCGACGAGGCGGAGGAGGCCGACGCCCACCCGGTGACGATTCGGACCCACGCCAGATCGTCCGCCGAGTACGGCGGCAAGCGCTGGGCGATGCTGTCCTTCGTGGCGCCGGGTGGGGCGCTGGTGCCGGTGTGTCGCATGAAGGTCCGGAAGCGGCCGCTTGGCCAGAACGATGGCGAGGCGACGATCACGTTCGACAGCCTGCCGTCCGACTGGCGCGAGCGCCGGGACGCGAATTTGTTGCCGCGCCGGGTGCTACCGAACTTCGACCCGGTCCTGGTGTCGCCCGACCGGCGCGAGGACCCGGTCGAGATACTCGACGGCATGCCCATCGTGGGCCACTACGACCGGGTCACCGGCGAGTACACCACGCCGCACTTGCTTGGCGTCGGCTGCCCGACCCGCACGTTCGATGACGTGCTCGGTTGGGAGGAGGGCGGCGTTACCGTCGAGCAGTCCGGGACGCCCCTGGCCGGCGTCCGCATCCTCCTGTCCGCCGAGTTCCTCCAGCGCTTCGACGGCGAGCTCGACGCGACCGGCGTCATCCGCTCCCTCTTCCCCGACGGCGTGGTGTCGACGCTGACCGGCGAGGACTTCGAGCGAAACTGGTTCAAGGCAGGCAGCGCCGTCAACGGCAATAGCGGGTGGACGTTCACGAGGGCGAAGCTCAAGGGCGTGCCGGTGCCGGCTGGCCTGCCGAAGAAGGTCGGCCCCGTACGTGGCTCGCGCCAAGCGTTCAACTACGTCGACGACCCGAACCTGCTGAACCCGGCGACCATGTCGCTGGACGTCTCCTATTACGACGTCGAGGTGACCGTCGCCTATTCGGCCGCCCAGAAGCGCGTCGAGCAGGTCGAGATACTGCTCCTTAACGGGGGCCAGGACGCATCCGAGGGCGAAATCAAGGAAATCTCCCTCAAGTGCGAGGACGTGACCGCCGATACGGTCACCCCGCAATGGTCGCCCGGGTTCTTCCCCGAGGGCGCCATCCGGCGCGTCGGTTCGCGAAACTGGTACTGCACCCGGGCGCACCTCTCGAAGAGCAACTTCGCCGCCGACCGGTACGACATCGTCGGCGGCATCGTCGTCGCGAACTGGGTCCCGCTCGACAACGACGCGTCGCCGATCGGCGGCAGCGACCGGGCGACGTATTTCCACACGGGCCGCGGGCTGCTGACGATTCAGTGCGCGATCTTGAAGGGCGTGAAGCTCCTGATCCTTTCGAGCCGCTGCGTCTCGATCAGCTTCAGCGTGCCCTTCGAGGACGTGCTCGACATGTCCTGCCGATGGGCGGCGGAGCTGATCCTGCCGGAGGACGTGATCCCCGGCGGCTACGCCATTGGCAAGGTGACGAATTTCGCGGTCAGCGATCCATCGATCGAGGAATACGCCAAGGCCACGATCACCATCACCTGCCTGCCCGGCAGCGGCGAGGCGACCGCGCCAGGCACGGGGGGCGGCGTTTCGTGGACGGTCGAGGGATGGGACCTGGTCGCGATCGGGGACTATTCGGATCAGCAGCCAACGCAGTTCCCGGGCATCGGCGGCCAGGCCTACGTCGTCAACCCGGTCGCGGACCAGCTGCTGTACGTCCAGGCCAACGACTACCTCCCGTCCGCCGGCCGTAACGACCGCGAGACGACGAACCCGCTGCGGCTCCTGAACCAAGTCCAGACCTCGATCCAGTTCAGCCTGACGCAGCTCAGCGGCCGCGACGACATGGTCCATCGGATCGTCCTGCCCGTGTCGCCGTGGAATGGCCCGGCGCAGATCGCCCTCCCGGAGTAAGCCGCCATGGCCGAGGACCTCGACATCCATTCCTTCGTCGCCGGCGCTGCCGCGTCGCTGGCGAGGACCGCCGGCGCGATCGTGCAGACCGCCCGCGGTGCGCAGCAGGCGGCCTTCGCCGACATGGGCGATGGCGAGGTCAAGAAGGAGAGTAGCGGCACGACGGGCACCTACGTCGAGCTCGGCGCGCGCGGCCCGGCCAGGCGCGGCGCCCCCAACGACTTCGGCTGGCGCGCCCAGCACCGGGCCGAGATGATGGGCTATCGCGAGACCGTCCTGAACCTGGGCGACATTGCGATCAACGGCGTCATCACGCTCGACCCCAACATCTGCACGAACTTCGTCGCGGTTGCGCTGGGGAACTGCAGCGTCACGATCACGGCGCCGGAGGCCCCCGTCGACGTCGATCCCTATGCGCCGACGCCCAGCTACATCTATGCCGTCAAGTTGTGGCTGAAGCGGCCGATCGGGACGGTGGTGACCTGGTCGGGCGTCCGCTGGCCGGTCGACGTCACCGATCCCGACGGGGACGCCGGCACGTCGGATAGCCTGTTGGGCGCGGCCACCAAGGGTGAGTTCGACAGCTACGTTCTCGTCGTCGTGCCCGGTTTCGGGACCTTCGGATACCTCGCCGGCCGGGGTTTCTGACGATGTTCATGCGCCCCCTGATGCTCAACCCGCGACGGGCGAAGAAGGCCGGCCTGCCGCCGGTAGGGAGCTATTGGTTCGGCACAAGCCCGGGCGCCGGTTACCTGATGAAGGTCACGTGGAACGACGCGTTGGGCCGGCTCGACTTCGAGCCGGGCACCTCGACCTTCACGACCCAAGCCCGCCCAGGCGTCGCGGGAAATGGCCGGGCGGGCCTGCATTCCGATACGTTCCCGCGTCGGTTGAACGTCAACACCATCGCCAACACGGGCGTCGTGCAGCCGCCGGTCGTGAGCTATCCGCTCGCATCGCTTCCCTTCGACTGGACGGTCGTATCGGTGCTCGCCAGCGGAGAGGTGCTTCAGCTGAAAGCCGGCGTCTACCGTGTCACGAACATGATCACCGGCAACGTCGGGCCTCAGGTTTCCGGAGCGTCCGGCTTCCTGAATTTTGGGGATGGCTTCGCCCTTTTCTCCGACTACGACGATGGGACGGGTGGCGTTGCGCCGAGCGTCTTCGTGCCGAAGACGAACTCCTCGCTTCCCGGTCCCTTTCCCGCAAGAGACCGCTTCCGCGTCGTCTACGACGTCTCGACGGACGAGGCGGCCGCCACCCCGCTGGTGGGTATCTCGTCGACCGGAGCCTGGGCGATCCCCTTCGAGGGCCTGCCTTTCGCCGGCAGCGCGTTCCCCGGGCTTTCGACACGCATCAGGGTAGGCAAGATCGTCGTCGACACCTCGGGATTCGCGCGATCCGGAGCGCTTCTCGCTCGCGTCAGCGGGACTTGTTCGGAGGTCTACACCGGGGGGCTCGGGTTCGACGGCACGACATTCGTCCGCGACGTACGCACGACCTTCAGCGGCTATCTCCGCGTCTCCGCCAACGCCGCCATCGTGGTGCCGACGGGCGTTTCCCGGCGCTTCCTGAACACCAACGCCATCGCATACGCACAGGGCGTCTACGCCCTGCAAAGCGGCGATTGGACTACCGCGATCTATTCCGCGGCCGGCGATGCCCCCACCGCCTACGAACCCACGGGAGTGTTCGGCACGACGGTCACGGATCGCCAGTTCGACGCAAACACTGGCATCGTCACGCGGCTTCGACTGACGCAGGGCGGCGAGACCGTCTTCGACATCGCTAACAACTCGGGCGGCAACCGCTTCACCTCGATCCCGCACCTTGGCGCCCTGGTCTCGTGGGTATTTCAGGGGACCCAGGGCGCGGCCAAGATATCGTTCGACTACGGCGCGACCTGGCGCGCGATTTCCGTGCGGCGCGCGACTACGCTGGGAGGCGGCTTGTCCGCGGACTATCCTGTTGACCTGGGCAACGCCGTCCCGCTGTTCCCTTACTCGGGCTGAGTTGCGCCCGAGAGAGCGCGCAGCGCGGCCCGCGGCCACTCGCGCTGCACGGCCTGTTCCACGAGATCGTAAAACGGCAGGCGCACCGCCTTGTAGTGCGTCTCTCGCACGATGACGGCGAGCACCTCGGTCCGCCCGTCGCGGCCGCGCCGCACCAGGGCAGGGGGAGCCCCAGGCTTTAGGGTCACCCAAGCCACGTTGGGTTCGCGTAACACGCGGGCGACGTAGCCGCGCGGCAGGTTGCCGAAGGCGTCCCGAGGGGCGTCGCGACCAGGCAGCAGCGGCCCGAGCTTCGTCGTCGCCCGAGCGCCGGCGCGCCTGGTCCCGGTGTTGACGATCAGGTCGAGGTATTCGGCCTGGTCGTCGCGCAGGAACACCAGCGCCGCCGGGTCCCGCTTTCCGCCGAGGCGAGCTGGCAGCATCGCCGGCGCGCTGCGGGTGTAGGGCGAGGGCCTGTCTAGGTTTGTGTCGATTGCTCCGACGATGCCGACCACGGCCGCCCGGCCGACCTCGTTCAGAGCGTCGACGAGCACCGGCATGATGTCCTCGGCGACGTGCGCTTCGGCCTCGCGCGTGAAAGCGGCCTGGTCGACGGTGACTTCGAGCTTGATCATCACGCGATCGGATCGGCTGGCGAGGCATCCGGCAATGCCGAAACGCCAATCGTCGGTGTTGGCAGCAGCGAATCGGTAACGAATCGCTAACCATGATTTTGGCTCCGGACGGCCAAAAGCGCGGCTGTGGACCGCTCCGACATGGGCGTTGAAAAAATGTTTTTCGGGATGGTTAACGAGGGTCGTTTTCGCTCTGTAGACCCCCCTCCGGAAGAGGCCAAAACAGCCCCGTTCCGGGCCCCTTGCGCGGCCGGGTGCCCTGGTAATGCGGATCGCCAGTGGCATCATCAGTCGTCGACGCGGTCAATCCCGGCCGCTCAGATGGACGCACTCACATGCAGATCCCGACAGACACCGCCCCTCTTTTTGTCCCCACCGGTTTTGTCTCAGTCCGCCGCCAGCCCGGTTACATCACGATCGCCGGCGAGACGTTCGAGGACGAGACCGACTACGACATCCCCGACGGCCGGGCGGCCGACAGGCCGTCTCTGACCGCAGACGTCTATGAGACGCCCGACCCGGCATTCGTCCTCAAGATCGCGAGGATGATGGGCTTCCACGCCGCTTGTGAGCGCTGGTCCATGCGCTCACGAGGCACGATCACGCAATGGATTTGCGACGGCCGCCGGCTCGAAGGCACGCTTAAGACGGTCGAGGATGAGGAGCGCGACAGGATCGTCGCGGTGACCGCCGAGCTGAGCAGCGTGATCCGCGCCGCGCGCGCGCTCGAAATCCCCGAAAGCCGCGTCTACGCCGCGCACAAGCAAGCGGGCGTGACGCCGCCGACGCTGTCGAAGGCGGAGAAATCAGCCGCCACTAAGGCCGGATTGGAGGCCAAGGGCCTGGGGCGGGGAATGTCGCGCGGCCCTCGCGGCGCCGCCGTGCCCGTCAACGTCACCTGCCATTGAACCCGCCGCTGCCGGATTGTTCAAATGCCAGCGATCCGGACAGCGGCATGTTCAGCGGATAGTGCCATGGCTGGATCATGAGGTTCGGATCGATCTGCAGCGGCATCGAAGCGGCGAGCGTGGCATGGGAGCCGCTCGGCTGGAGGGCTCAGTGGTATTCGGAGATTGCGCCGTTCCCCCGGGCGGTTCTCGAAACGAGGTTCCCGGCGGTTCCCCTGTACGGTGACTTCACCGCAATGAACCCTGCTACGCTTCCGCACGTCGACGTGCTTGTGGGCGGGACGCCCTGCCAAGCGTTCTCAACCACCGGTAAGCGCCGCTCGCTCGACGACCCGCGGGGTCGCCTCACGCTCGCATATGTGGACCTTGTGCATGGCCTTGCAGCTCAATCTCTTCGATACGCCGTGTGGGAAAACGTCCCTGGCGTCCTCCAGACAAAAGACAACGCCTTCGGAGGCTTCATCGGCGCACTGGTCGGAGCCGACGAGCCCCTCGCTAGTCCACACGAGCGCGGATGGTGGCCTAACGCAGGTTTGGTTGCCGGACCCCGGGCCCGAGCAGCATGGCGCGTTCTCGACAGTCAATTTTTCGGCGTGCCCCAACGACGCGAGCGCGTCTACGTTGTGGTCGGTTTTGGAGACCGAGATCCCGCCCGAGTACTTTTTGAGCCCGGGCGTTCTCGCCACGATGATGAGGAAGCACGGCGGTCGCGACGTCGTGGCTTTGACGAACGCCATCTTGAGGACAGCGAGCTGTCTGAAGTGGAGCGGAGACTGGTTGCCGCTGCCGCCGAAGAAGGTGTCTGGCACTCGCGGCCCAAGGCCTGGTCGTTCAACGGAAGCCAAGGATATGTTTCCGACGTAGCGGCAACAATCCTTGCACGTGACGGGCCTAAAGTAGACGTCGGTGTCCTCCAGGACGGCTTCCCGCGCAAGTATCTCACGGTCGAGCGCGAGAGGCTCCAGGGTTTTCCGGACGGCTGGACCGACATCCCGGCAGCGACCTACGACCTCCAAACCGAGGTCCTCGGCAACAGCATGACGGTGCCTGTGATCCGATGGGTGGGAGAGCGCATCGAAGAGTATGAGCGCGATCAGACGGCGGCGGCCGCCTAAGGTGTTTCAGCAACGCCTGTGCCTTCGCCTGGAACCAATTCAAGCAGGTCTGATAAGCCACATCCAAGAACGTTACACAGCGCCGCGATCGTGCTCAGGCGTGTGTTGTATGCCCGTGATCCAAGCGATTCCAGTGTGGCCCGCGACAGTCCGGTTTTTTCAGCGAGCTCGACATAGGTGACCGTCTGCCCCGACCGCCGACGGTAATCTTCCATGGCCTCGCGAAGGCGAACTCGAACCACAAGACCGGGTCTTGTATTCACCATACAAACGTGTCTTTCTTCTCGAATCGAGGCGACAGTGTATGAGTATGTTTCGGTAGGCTAGCTAGTGTGCCGTCGGGCCGGCGGAAGCCGCTCAACAGTGTGGCGCCTGCCCAATTCGGGGTTGGTTTTCGGATGACTAAGTCAGTACGCAACTCTATCGCTGGTTGGCCTGACGTACACCCTCGAAGCTCGGTTCTCGGATGGACCGACGCGCCGAAGTCTCAGGCCACGTTTTCCCTGGCCGAGGTCGCACCAGTCCTAGGCCTTCAGCCTTCCTTCATTCGCCGGGTCCTTGGAACGAGGTCAAACCTGACCTTCTCTGATATCGAGCGGCTCCTCATGCTCGACGATGCCGCCGAGACTTTCGTCCCTCGCAGCAGGATCGGCGCATACTTCGAGAGGCTTGCCTCCCGCCGCGGCCTTCGTGAGCTCACCACGCAGCCACTGTCGGTCGGCAACGTCATCTGCGGCGATGCCCACAAGCTGATCCCGTCGCTTCAGGACGAGAGCATCGATTGCGTCGTCACCTCGACTCCTTACTGGGCAGTTCGCATCTATGGCGTCCCTAAGCCGGTCGAGTGGGCAGATGGTGAAGTATGTCCACTGGGTCATGAGCAGACCCCAGAAGGTTTCGTTCGCCACACGACCGAAATCCTCTACCTGCTCATGCCGAAGCTTGCGTCCACTGGCTCCATTTGGTGGAACGTGGGCGACACGTTCAACACCCGCACCCAGATCAGAGGTAACGCCAGCGAGACCCTGAAGGCGATGAAGGGGCTGGATCCCCGCAAGTGGACCCAGCAAAATTGCCGCCGCTACAGCGCCGGTCACGCCTACCTGTCGGATGGCGAGCAGTGCCTGATCCCGCACCGCATCGCTGAGCGCGCAAGCCGGCTCGGCTACCTCGTCAAATCGATGATCTCTTGGCGCAAGGATGGTTCGCTGCCTGAGCCGACGCTCTCGCGTGTTACCAGGTCGGTGGAGCAGATCATCCATCTATCGAAGGTCCGCGCACCTTACTTCGAGAAGGCCGCCTTTAGGACCACACCCACGGCACTCGGAGGCAGGAATGCCGTCGACGAGCAGGACCAGGTCACCGACGTCTGGCATCTGCCGACATCGAGTGGCGGTGCCGGCCATGGTGCGCAGTTTCCGCTCGCGCTTCCCGGTCGCTGCATATCGCTCTCCACGCCGGAGGGGGCCACCGTGCTCGATCCCTTCGCCGGATCGGGGACCACCGGCATCGCCGCCGAGAAGTTGGGGCGCCGGTTCATCGGCTTCGATGTCTCGCAGGAATACGTGGCCCTGGCGAACGGGAAGCTCTCGAAACTCAGGCAGCCGTCGGTAACGCCGGCAAAAGCCAGAAAGCTCAGTAAGGCAGCTTCATCGACCTGAATTGCTCCGCCGTCTTAATGACGAGGGGCATCGTCGCGGCGTCATCGTTTATCGGTGAGACGCCTTCCCAGACGAGAAGGATGGCCAGCGGCGTGCCGGGTCCGAGGGCACGCTTGAAGTCCGAGATGTAACCGATCGTCTTGTAGACGCTGTCCGTGATGTAGCCGGGGTCCGAGGTACGCTTGACTTCGACGATCATGTGTCGCGGCTGCTCATCCACCGTCAGCTTGAGGCTGATGTCGGGGCGCCGGATCGCAACCGGGAGGTCGTAGTTGGCGAACAGCTCCTTGTAGGTGCTGACCTTCACCATCTCGGCAGGCACGGTCTGGAAGAAGATCTCAGCCGCCGCCCCATCCTTTTCGAGCGTGAAGCGCGGCCGCTTGGGGTCATGATCACCGCCGATGAGATGCGCTTGCTGGAGTATCCAACCCTCTTCGAGATGCAGCTGGACGAAGGTGAGCAAACCCCAGACCTCGAACAGGTCGTCGAGGTTCTCCGGCGCCATGTGCCGCCGTTTCAGCAGATCGCGCAGGATGTTTTCGTTGGCGTTCTCCATCAGCTGAACGTGGAGGTCGAACAGCAGGATTGCCGATCGCACGTCCTCACGGGACGTCCGCCGGAGATGAGCGACTTCCCGGCCCGTCAGCTTGCTCGGAACGCGCACGCCTCGGCCCTGGAGAATGCCCAGTTGTCGCGTCGCCAGGCGACCGAGCTCCTCGATCTCATGCGCCGCCGCTTGGGGGATCTTCGCGCCCTTCAGGCGATCCGCGTTCTCGGCAATCAATCTTGCCATGTAGCCCACGAGGCGGGCCGCGGAGCTGTCGCTCGTGCGCTCGACGGGACGCGTCACGAACCGGCCGGCGTCAAATCCGGATTGGCTGCGGCGGGCAAGCGTCCGAGCCCAGTCGATCCTGGCGCGAGGCGGGCCCGCCCGATCCTCGACGACGTGCTCCGTCGACGACGGGGTAAACCGGAGGAAATTCGGTACATGGACGGTCAGAAACGCGCCAGCCATCTCGCTGAGACCGAAATGGAGGCGCCGGAGAAGATCAAATTCCCGCTTCGGAAGTGTGGCGAACGCCGCGATTATGTCTGACGGCCGGTAGGCGGCGGAGAACCGCTTCAGGACGAGCCAGCCGAGCCCGGAGACGTCAGCGAGGACCGACTCTATCTCCGCGTCCGACCACATGCGTCAGAGCATCTCTTTGAAGGTACGTCTGACGCGGTCCTTTTCGCTCTCAGCCGAGATGAGCTCGATGAGCCGCGCTTGGATCTGACCGAGGTCCTCGTGGTTGAGGCCGTCGAGCTGGGGCAGAACGTACGTCGTCACGGCCTCGACGAACGCGGCGTCCCTAGCATTCTCAGGTGTTTCGCCCTCGAACGAGTGAGTGCTTCGCATCTCAAGGTAATCGGCCAGGTCGCCCCATATCGCCGGTCCGAGCGGACGAAGTTCGTCGAGCACCGCCATGAAGCCCTGGATCATGGCGAGATGCGGGGCACTCAGATCCCTCTCGCCTATCCAGCTTTGGAGCTCCGTCAGCGGCGGCACGCCCAGGTGCACGATTGCCCAGCGCCGCACGAACGCGGACGACAGCTGGAAAAGCTGGTTCCGATCGAAGGTGTTCATCGTCGCGATGACACGCCAGTCCGACCCTACCGTGTAGGTCGCGGTGGACGCGTCGTGACTGCTCTCCGCGACGTTGCGATCGCAGGAGACGGAGACGTTGTTGTCGCCTGCCTTGAAGGAGGTCACCACGCTGTGGCCGGAGAGGACCGTGAAGAATTGCCCGAAGGCCTTATCGACGTCCGCGCGGTTCAACTCGTCGATGATGAGCCATTTGTTCTCTCGCAGCGTCTGTAGGAAGAGGCCTTCCTGAAACTTGAGTTCACCATCGGGACCGGGCGTGTAACCGCCCATCGTGTCGAAAGTGCTCCAGTCCGCGGTCGCGGTCGTGAACGTCGAACCGGCGGAAGCCGGTAGCGCGAAGGCGCCCGAGAACCGCGAGCTGGCAGCTGCCAGTTGCGACGCCACCGTGGATTTCCCTGTGCCAGGCGGACCCGTCAGGATGACGTGCTTGCCGGCGCGGATCAGCGTGACGACTTGCCTGAGCAGGCCGGTTGGTATCAGCAGGCGGCCGCGCAGGAACTCGATCAGGTCTTCCGGCAGGTCCTCGATGACGGTCTCGATCTCAACCTCGCCCGAGCCTGGCGCTGTGACCACCATGGGCGACAGCGACGTGAGAAGCGCAATCAGATCGTCGGCGTCGAGCGGCTGATCGGTGAACGGGACCGGCGGCTCTTCCGATCGGTTGAACAGGGCCATCTCTGCCGTCGAAATGTGATATTCGGCCACGAACCGATCGACGACATCGTCCAGGGTCGCAGTGTCCGGGAACTCGTCGTAACGAGCGCTCCAGATCGCAAGGGCGTTCAAGTTGACGTTCAGCGGATGGGACTTCGAGCGGCGCAGGCCTTCTTGCACCTGCGTCAAGTAATCCGGTCGCGGCGTCAGCTGCATGCCGACGCCGGGCCTTTGAATGTCGAAGATCTTTGCAAAGGCCTTGTTGCGATCCAGCGTGGAATAGGTCCCGGACCTTGGGTAACCCAGATGCCGCCATCCGATCATGATGGGGTTGAAGAAGACGTGATCGTCGTCAACCACGCTGCCGTCTGCATGGTGAATACCCATCAGGCGTTTCGCTGAGGGGAGGGTGGACTTGGTAGTTATCGTGACGGGATTGCCGACATCCAGCCCCTCACGCTTCAGGATCAGAAAATCCACGAAGATGCCGTTACAGCTATTTTTCAGCTGGGACACCGCCCACTCTACTGCATCGAGAGCGATGTATTTCGGCATTGAGGGCGCCCGGTCAATGCTAGCGAACCCTAGACCGACGATGCATCAGTCGACGCAGTTCACAGCGATTCGATATCCTCCAATTGCTACGGCCTTCAGGAGCTGCCAGCAAGCCAACTCAGCTGGGCGCTACGCCGCCGACTTGATACCCGCCATTCTGGCCTTCTCGGTTTCATAAGCCTCCAATACGGCCTTGACCCATACAGTTATGCCTTCCGCTTTCAGGCCGAGCCGCTGAGATTTTGCATAGTGAAGACGGGTCACCGTCTCGACCTTTTCGCGCTCGTCCTCTGTTTTCGGCGGCCTGTGCGCTAGGATAGCCGAACCGGCGCCGCCAAGCCGTTGATCTTCGAGGAAAGTGCTTAACGTCCGCCTCACATCATGCGGCACCCATGGTTCTATCCCGTAGCGAGCGAACAGGTCGACGCGGGCAGGCAAAGGCTTCTTCTTCCGGCTAGGTTTTCCCTCCCGAGCCTTGGCCTGGCTGTTCGTAACTCCCTGGAGGCGGTTCAGCAGTTGGTTGATTGACCCCTGCGAGACGTGCCCATCGCCGCGCGTTGAAGGGAAGGCGTACTCGGACGGCTCTCCGTCACCGTCGGCTTCTTTCCAGTATCGCTCTATCACCGCCAATGCTGCCGGCGGGATCGGCAGCGCGTGATCCCGCCCGCCGCTGCGGCCACCTTTCATCTCTTCACCTGTCCATACTGCCACTTTCCAGCCTGGCCGCTCCGGATCAAACCTCAGCCGCTCTCGGCGCGTCGCACACAATGGACCAGTTCGCTGTGCGGTAAGAATAACCGCCCACAACGCGGCTAGGGTGCCGGGGCCGGTTTTGTGCTCTGTCCACCCTAGAGTGCGGTGCAGCTCCGCCACCACGAGGGTCCTCGCGAGGTCCTGAAGCGACGGAACATGCTCGCGCTTGCCGCTGGCGTAGTCGACCGCGAGACGGGACCACCATGGATACTCGACGTCCTGAAGGCCGCTGATACCGGAGTGAAAAGACCATGACCAAGTGATGGCTTCCTTCACCTGTTGCGCACTCCTCCATGCCGCCGATTTTGCCTTCGACTGCATGATCTGGTTGCGGACCTTTTCGAGGTCGCCCAGCTTCAAGGAGGACAGCGGCCGCTCCGCGATGGTCGCGAATTCGGAGTATTCCAGATACGTGCGGTAGAGCTTGAAATAGCGCGCTTTTAGCTTGGCTTCCTTGTCCGCCAGGAAGGCTTTGACGAGGTCTTTCCAGCGCCACGGACCCTCTGCCAAATGCTCATCATCAGACCGATCCGGAGCACCATCGCGTGCCGTCGCAATCTCCCATGCGTCCACTTCGGACATGCCTGCCGCGAGCAGGTCCTCAAACGCCTCCAAGCCGGCCTGCGGCCGCTTACCACGCTTCGCTGCAATCTTGGCCGCAGCGGACTGATCGCGCGCTTGGTCGAGTGTCAGGACGCTTGCAGAGCCGATGCGCAGCGTCGTCGTTTCGAGCTTGAGATAGTACGTCGCCGCAGTGGGCGTGATGCGCAGCACCAGGCCGGTGCGCTTGTCACAGACGTATTCGTGTCCACGCCCGGGCACGGTGCCGGCGTCTATCATCGCCAGCCCGCGCCGCACGTGATCTGGCGACAGGCGGACCCGCTCTCGGCTATATCCAGATGCCATATCGATGCCGCCCCGCGATACCAGATTGATACCAGAAATTGTCCGTCATCATCTTAGGCGGCAAATCGCAGGCGATCGAGCCTTTCGGCGCGTTTTCAGGGGCTTAATGGCCGTGACGGTTAACCGTGAGCCAACCGCAGGTGAGCGAATTTCAGCCTTCCAAGCTGAATACCCGGGTTCGATTCCCGGTACCCGCTCCAGCTTTTCCCCATTGTCCGTCCGCCGCTGCCTCGCGCAAGCCTTGCCGCATCGCGTCGCCATGCTAGGCTTTGCCCCAGCAAGAGGAGCATGACGCGCTTGATCCGGGGTTGTCTGGCCGTGCTGGGCCTGATCGGTTTCGGGGTCGAGGCCCCGGCGCGCGACCTCGTCGGCAAATTCGGCTATCTCGGCGAATGGGATGTGACCGTGACGCTCGCGCAGGAGCGGGCAGGGCGTTCTGGGACACCGGTTCTGTCGGGCCCGCTGCTGATGAAGCACAACGCCGTCTGCGGGCCCGGCGAGACGCCGGAGAAGAGCGGCCAGATCCGCCTGACCCTGCGCGGTGATCGCTACAGTGCCGAGATGACGCTGGCGGGCGCCTCCTGCCGTTTCTCCGGCACGCTCTCGCAGGAGCGCCACAGCTTCGTCGCCTGCGGCGGCGAGCAGCCCATTCCGCTGCGCCTGTGGTTCCGTGACGCCGGTTCTAGGGCTCCCTGACGACCCGGAAGCCGTTGGTGAAGAAGCGCACATCGGCCTCGTATTTGAAGCGGGCGGCGGAGCGCAGATAGCGCGGATCGTTGTTGAAGGAGCCGCCGCGCAGCACGCGCTCGCGGCAGCCCGGCGCTGTGAAGGCGCTGCCGTCGCGCGGGGTGGCGCGGTAGCTGTCGCTCCAGCAGTCGGCGACCCATTCGGCGGCGTTTCCGGCCATGTCGTAGAGCCCGAAGCCGTTGGCCGGGAACTGCCCGGTCTCGACCGCCTGCCGGCGCGTCGGCTCGTTGCAGCCGACGCAGTTGGCGCGCTCCTTCACCAGGGTCGCGCCCCAGGGATAGGTCGTGGTCGTGCCGCCGCGCGCGGCATATTCCCACTCCGCCTCGCTCGGCAGGCGGT